ACCCTGAACGCCGCGAGCCAGAGCTTCGATGCGATCCTTCATCGCAGACCGCAGCAAGGCTCCAGTGTCAAATTCAACGTACTCGTCAGGTTGACCCTTCAACCCGAAGAGAAGCCCGAACGCCTCTTCGATGTGATTGAGGCAGAAGCCGAGTCCGGTGCTGATCCAGAACTGCATCAGAGCTTCTGTCGAGCCGAAGCTGTGGCTGCCTCCTGATATGCCGAGAACTTGCATCGGGACGCGAAACACGAGAGCGATGTGCTCTTCGGATATCTTCAGTATCTCTGCGAGCTGGGCGTCTTTGGCTCCGACTGACCAAGGGCTGACTTTCAAACCGGCAGTCAAGATCGGAGTCTTTCCGATTGACAATCCTTTCGACTGCTCATCCCACCTGTCACGAAGGGCCTGGACCTGGTCTTTATCTAGCACCATGTCAGTCTGAAGAACGGCAGAAGGTCTCGCCTGATTGATGTAGAACTGGAGCTGCTGCTGGCTTATCGCCTCGCTCACGCCTACGTCCTCGAGAGCTGCCAGAAGCGGGCTCTGACCCCAGAGGGGAAATGGGTAGCGCCGAGTGCGATCGGCGTGAAGTCTGATGTGAAGAACGTCGCGCTGAGGAACTATCATAGGCTGCTCGTCGAGACGACGCGCGATCACCTGGTTACCGTACAGCCTGTAGAAGACCTCTCCGTTCACAGAGACCTGCGGCTTGCAGAGCATCGAGTCCATGAGATGGAGCTCGTCGATCTCGAATCTGTCATTTCTCAGTGCCAGCGCGTAGGCGTTACCCTCTTGATAGAGCTGCCGCGTCGCGTTGAGAAGAAAATCGGATATCGACTGATAGTCGTTAGGCTTCTTCAAGACTCGCGACAGCGACGAGGTGACGACTCTGTCTCTGCCGCCTTTGTCGTTGAGCCTCCAGTGCGAGCCAGGACACATGGCTACGGTCTGACTGTAGGCTCCGATGCACGCCTCGACCATCGCCGTGCGCATGCCCAGAGGAAGAACGTTGTAGCCTTGCTGCCAGAAGTTGGTGCCAACCCCATCTGGCAGCCAGCCTCCTGAGTAAGGCAGATAGTACGGGCCAGGGCGGACTGCCCCTTCGACTGCTTTGAGGACAGTCCGCAGCGTGCGAGAGACTAGATCGCGCGCGCCCATCCATCTGGCCTAGCTCGAGGAAGAAGGAGTGTGAGTGGTGTGACGGGCTTGTCGAGTCTGGTAAGCGGTGCCGTGATTCTTGCCAGCTTCCATCTGCTTGCTCGTGTGGACGTTAGGGTCTGGGTCAGACCCGTCGGCTTCGTGCTCGTGAAAATGAGCTCCGCATGCCGCGAGGTCGTTCTCCTCTTGGGTCGGCGTAGGCTTTCCCTTCATCTTGGACAAGTAGTCCTCCTTGATCTTGTTCGTGATCTCCTGATCTTCCGCAAGCCGCTTCTTGGCGGCAGCCATGTTCTCGTCGTCAGCCATTGGTCTTCTCCTTGTAATGATACTTCGGGAAGTTAGTCGCGGGCGAGATGAACCCGCCCGCGTCTTTTTTTAGTCCTTAACTCCATGTGACGTTCTGAGTCCATGAGATCGTACCAGCACGACGCTGGATCCAGTTCAGCGGCATGACCATCCGCAGCGCGAGCGAGTCTGTCTGGAACAGGGAGCGCTGGGGCGAGGCACTGACCGCCGGCGACCCGGAAACAAGATCCGTCGGGCTGGTGTCTTCCATGTGCAGCGTCGCCTGGTCGCTCACCTCGAGGCGCGGGGCGTCTCCTCCGATCACCACGAAGTCAGCTGCGTCAACGAGGATCATCGTCTTGGCTGGAACATTCGCCGAGTCGATGAGCGGGATAGAGCCGAGAGTACCGGCCTTGATCTCGTCTCGGAACGGGAAGATGCCGGTGTTCGCGGCCTGGAGCAGCGTGGCGCTGAGCATGTCACCAGGATTCACCAGCCACGTAGGCGAACGAAGATTCCCGTAGGTGCTGACGATGAGCGCCTGCTCGAGAGCCTTCATGTCGCCGAGAAGAGCGGCGATGCCGCCGCCGGCCGTGGCAGAGGTAGCGCCGACGCCGTTGAGAAGACCAGCAGGGCGGATCGTCGTCGCGGCATTAGCGTCGATGAGAACCGTGTCGATCGCCACCGATGTGTCGAGCTGGATGGCCTCTCTGAGAAGCCCCTCGATCGCGGGAATCGAGTGATCGTTCATCTCTCGAGTCCAGGTGGTGATGACAGCGACCTTCTTCGGAGTGAGGGTCTGCGAGCTGAACGCTCCCTGACGCACGGGAATCGCCATGCCCTCTCCGACGAACGATCCAGCGAGAGTAGGAGTCCTGTTTCTCGTCGGGATGATGATGCGGCCAGCGGCTCCGAACGTTAGCGTCATTCCCCTCGCCGCGAGACGCGGGAGGATAGAATTTGGCATCAAGATCTGCATGAAGTCAGCATAGATCTGATGCACGAGCTCGGCGGCCCACCCTGCTACGGTGGTGAGAGCCGGAGCAGAAGCGGCGCGAAGAACAAGCTCCACAGCTCCACGAGTCAGTTCGTCGTCGCCGTAGATCTGCTGACGAACTTGCTCGGGAAGCTTCCCCGAGTTCTTAGCGAAGTACGCGACGGTTGCGCCGCGAACAAGGTAGTCAAGAGCGTCGAGATCTTTCTTGTCGCGCGTCGACTGACGAGGAGAAGAGAACGCCGTTGATCCGCGCGCCTCGGCAGAAGCGATCGCTATGGCGCGACCTCCGCCGCCGTTCGCCTTGTGATGCGTATCCCCGCTGTCTGCCGTCTTCCCGAGAACCTTCTCCGAGTCGACGAGAGCGTTGCGAGTACCCTCGAGCTGACGGATCTTGGTGTTGAGATCCTGCGTCTTCTGCATGTCTGTGTCGCTGACGTTCGAGTCGTCCATGCTCTCGAGATGTGCCTGAAGCTCGTCTCGCCTCTCGACGAGCTGAGTCTCCAAGTCGGTAATGCGCTGAGCGAGCGTCATGGCGCTGCCCTTTCCTGATTGAGAAGTTTCGGCGTTCTTGCCAACGAAACCGCGTCGCTTCACCTTGTCTCTTTTGCCGTGCTTGGCGAAGACAAGATCAAGTGTCGGCGATGAGATCTTCAAAGACTTGGCTACCGCGAGGGCGTTAGCGTTAGCCGGGATCGATACCAGAGAGCACTCTATGAGCTCTTGCCTGATGAAATTCTTCCCGCCCCAAGGGTCTTTAGGGTTGATTGGCTGGCTCTCGATGTCGATGAAGCCAACAGACACCGCCTTCAAGACGCCAGCCTCGATGAGAGCTCTTATCTCGTCGATGCGAATCGACGTTCCTTTCGGAGCCATCTTCAAGTGACCGCGAAGCTGATTTCCCTCGACCCTGACCTTCTCCCACGTCCCGATAGGAAAGTCTGACCTGTGACTGAACAGAGCGATCGGGTTCTTGTTAAACTGATCAAGACTCCACCCTGACGCAGATATCGTGTCACCCATGCGATCGACGCTGTCGTCTGATAGCACGAACTCCATCCCGTGGACTTCTTCGGTGTGAGTCTTGCGTCTCATCTTGTCGTCAGCGCCGCGATTCTCCCACGCCATCTGACAGGCATCTTCGATGTCGCCGTCGTCGGCGCCACTGCTGCTCATCTCCTCTGAGCAGCGATCCATGTAGTCGCCGTATGACTCGTCTTCTTCGGGATCAGGGCAGTCCTCGGGATCGCACTGCTTCTCCTTGTCCTTGTCGCGCCACATCTGCATGCAAGCAGCTACTGCCTGATCTTGCGGACGCGTTCCGTCACCTATCATCTCCGGGACGCAGCGACTCATCCAGTCGCTCTGCGTCTCGTTCTTTCCAGGTTTCATGGGCATCAGAAGATCTCCATCTGATCGAGAGCGCTGTCCCAGTTTCCGCTCGAGCGCTGCCTGCAGAGATTCACGCGGTCATACCACCTCGCATTCCATCGCCAGCTCGACCACTTGCTCAGCAAGCCGACGACTCGGGGATGCCCAATAGCGCCAGCGAGATGCAAGGCAGCTGTGTCGACGCTCACGACGCGATCCATCGTCATCATCAGCATGGCGCAGTCGCGGAAGTCGCTGAACTCGTGGGTCTTGACACCGAGACGCTGGGCGTGGGCCGCACCTTGAGTCTGGAGGCTGTGGATCTCCGCGTCGGGAAGCGCGGCAACTAGCTTCTCGAGCGGGATCGAGCGCGGGTAGTCGCCGGTGCTCTCCGTTCCCACAGACCAGACGATTCCTACTCGCTCTTTGTCTCCATGCTCTATCGGTTGTTTATCAACTTTGATATAAGGAGCGCAGCTGCCAGCGTCCCCAGGAGTGACACTGAGTGATCCGAGGAGATGTAGCATAGGGCAGAAAAAATCTGCATCTACGAGATCCGTCGTGATCGCGGCGAAGTCCTCTGCGATCGTGAGAAGAGCTGGCGGCATCCACAAGATCACCTCGGCTCCGAGCGACTTGAGAATCGGAACGTAGCGAAGCGTCATCAGCGTGTCGCCGTAGCCGTGGGCGTGAACCAGAAGAATCTTCTTCCCTCTCAGCGGCTCGCCCCGCCACGGGCTCATGCCGCTCTCGAGGCAGATGCGAACCCACTCTCTGCGGAACGGAGTCGAGAGCTCGCAGTTCCAGTACTCCTCGAAGCCTTCCGGCCATCGCCCGAGATGAAGAAGCATCATCGACCTGTTGTAGCGAGCATAGAGCGTAGGAGCGATGGCAATGGCTTTATCGATCTCTCCAAGCGCTTCTGCCGCCTGGCCCATGGTGACGTGAGTCGTGGCGCGATTGAAGTGCTCGAAGTACTCGTCGATGCTGGCTCCGCTGTTCTTGACACTGCGCATGGAAGTCGCTTCCTTCCCGCGCATCATGATAACGTCGCCTTCAGGTATCTTTGCCACGTCTCCGTTGCGGCTCGTGACGTTGAGGATCTCACCTTTCTCAGTCAGCCCGCGCCACCCGCGAAGAGTCGCCTCGCGAGCGATGATCGGGTCCTCGTCTTTGGGAAGCTCGCTGAAACTGGATATCCTCATTGGTCACTTCCACGCCGGCGTTACCCAGGCCACCGCTCTAGAGTCGCGAACCGCCCACGACACAGGCCATCGCATCTTCAAGCCAATGCTGTCCGTCTGGAACAATGATCGCGCCGGCGTTGCTACGCCGCCGTTGGTGATCGCTTGTGGCGTGTCGCTCATGTGAAGCTCGCCGACGACAGAAGCCCCTACGTCTGGCACAGGGCTCAGAGCGCAGACGATCGCGTTAGGAGCTACGCAGAGAAGATCGTTGCCAACTGCTGGACTAGATGCGAAGTAGATGTTGGCGGCGCCCTCGACCATGGCAAACCTCGTTACCATGCCAGCGATGCGACCTGGACTTCCGATCAAGACGAATGGACCTCCTCCGCCTACTGGAGTCACGGCATTGACGAGGTTCGAGATGTCTTCCGGTATCGCTCCGAACGTATCGACGACGGCGCTCGCGGTCAACGCGGCCACGTTGTAGCGAATGCCAGCTGGCGTGGAAGCTGTGGCCGCGCTCATGCTGAACAGACCTACGTCAAGGGCTGCTGATGCCGAGCGCATCAGCACGTCGCCGACGAGCTGCTCGGCATTCGAGCTGTCTATCATCGTGCGAGAGAGAACTCCGAGAGCAGCCAGCTTGAAAGGCTGGAGAAGAGCCGCAGTAGAGGTGAGCTGACGCACGGGGATCGGGCTGCCCTCTTGAACAAAACCAGCGTTCCCCGCTCCCGCGACGAAGCCAGGCGCGCTGATCTGGGCATTGCCGTCCCACGCGAGAACGAGAGACTTGAGAAGAAGTTGGGCTCCAGCAGCAGCTGGGCCCATGCCTTCGAGAGCATCCTTGATCACCTTGTGAGCGAGATCAGAAGCCCATCCTGCCGTTCCCGTCATCGCTGGCGCCGACGCGGCGCGCTGAACGAAGTCGTCGGAAGGCCACAGTCGCGCGGCTTCGGCTAGCGGAGTCGTCTTCTTGATCTTGGCTAACACAGAAGCGGTCATCAGTCTCTTGAAGGAATTGCCTTCCTCAAGCTTCAGCGGGAACGGAACAAGGTCTTTGCCGGTGCGACGAAACGGCTCTGGAGCGTTCATGTGTTCCTCACATCCTGCATACCGCGAGCCATGAGTGGCTCACGACTTCTATCGGCCAGCCTTGACCCTGAAGACTGTCGAGCACCTTCTCGACTTCGACGGAGACGTTTCCCGCGTCGTGCCAGATGATGATGCCGCCAGGCCTCACTACGCTGTTAGCGAGAATGCTGTCGTGCATGGCGACTTCTTCGCTGTGGTCGCCGTCGATGAACACCACGTCGCAAGCTGGAAGATCCGTAGGATAAACGTCGAGCGAGCCACGCGGCCTGATCATCAGCTCGAACCGAAAGTCATTCTGCGCCAGGTGGCCTGGCTCGGCGACCATCTCCTTGAGCTGATGCTCGAGCCTAGGAACGTACGACCCTGCGACGTCGATCCCGATGTAGCGAATCAGGCTCTTGACGTTGTGAAGAATCACCGCGGCCGTGCGACCGTCGCGACAGCCGATCTCCACCATCGTTCTCGCTTCTACGCTTCTCACGAGATTGACGATGTGCTCCATCTCGCCTGGCTGAAGATACTCTCGATGAAGCCCTAGCCAGTTGATCATCCGATGAGACTCATAGGGTCGAATCGCGCCTGATGAAGCGGGGCGACTCCAGCCGCCATGGTGAGAGCCACCAGGCCGTCGATTCTCCCGGCGCTCTTTCGCTTGCTCGGCTTGCGGTTCCCGGCGTCATCTTTGACGATCACGGTATTGGCGACGCACATCGTCATGATAGGGTTGTTGCCGTGGCAGATCTTCTTGTCTCTCACCAGCTCCTCGAGCTCGCGAAGAGCCGGAGACATGGAAGCCATGCCCTGGCCGAACTCGACGAAGTGCTCAGTGACGAACTGCTCGCTGAAGCCGACGTGAACAAGCCACGGCTTGAGATGCTTCATGTTCCAACGATCAAAGGCGACTTTCTTGATCTCGTATTTGGAGAAGATCTCTTCCTTCAAGTAGCGCGCCACGCTCTCGTAACTGACGCTGGCTCCTGGCGTCGTCAGCAGCAAGCCTTGCGAAGCCCAGAGATCGTAAGGCACGCGGTCTCCTAGAGACTTCTTCTCGAGACCATCGCGGGGAAGCCAGAACTTCGGAACCACGTGCCACGACTCGTCTATCTTGCCGATCATGACGAATGCCGTGAGGTCGGCGACTTCTGAAAGGTCGAGGCCGGCGTAGACTTCATCGCATTCGGTTATGTCTTTGACCGGCGCCCCGCAGTCTTTCCACATCTGCGGCTGAATGAACGGGTTGACGACTTCGACGCGCTGGTTCAAGATGAGATTGCGATACTCGGCTTCGCGGCTCGGCATGCGCTCGGCGTCGTGCGCCATCGCCATGACTTCTTCTTCTGAGAGGAACTCTCCAAGAGCCGGATTCGCCATCTTTATAGTGTCGTAGGCGAAGGGGTCGAGATCCTGCGGAGCCGAATAGAGGCTCACTACGGTTCTCGGGTCGTGGCCGGCGAGAGCGTCGTCGATGAGGATCGAGAGAAGATCAGCGTCTGTTCGCGCTTGAGTGGAGATGATCACCGACAGCGGCTTGCCGTGGGCGCCTGTCGCCGTCTCGAGAGCCTCGTAGAGAATCGAGCGAGGGCCTCTCACCTGGCCTAACTCGTCGTGAACGACGAAGACCGGCGAGAGCCCATAAGCGGTAGTGGCTTCCGCAGAGAGGGCGCGGTACTTGGTGCCGAGCTCGAGGCAGTGGATCTCCTTGGCGCTGTCTTTGATCTGGAGCGCCGATCGAAGATCCGGGCTCATGCGGATCATCTTCGCCGCCAAGTTGAAGAGGATAGCTGCCTGCTCGCGGCTCTGCGCCGCGGAGAACAGCTGGGAATTAGGCTTCTGCATCGGCCCGCAGATGTGGACCAGCAGCAGCATGGCGGCGAACGCCGTCTTGCCATTTTTTCGCGCGAAGCTGAGGATCGCTCGCCTGGTGCCTGAAGGGTTGTCGTAGATGCGGCAGATCTCGCGGCGCTGCCAGCTCAGCAGCCGCACCGGATTGCCGATGTTCTTGCCCTCTGGCACGAAGCAGTACTGCTCGATCCACTTGCAGATTCGCTCGCCGTCAGTAGGCTTCTTCGGCTTAGGAACTCTCTTCTTCCGCGGGAGATCTACGACCGTCATGTGGTCTCTTTCATTCAATTAACTACTTCGTCTCGAGATTCTTCCCACGGCCTGTTGGCTTGGGTGTTCCCGCCAGTTCCGTCTTTCTTCCGCGAGAGATACTGGAACTCGCTGCGGCTCCGCGGAGACAGCTGGAGCTGAGTGGAGAGGCGGAGAACCATCGCGCAAGCCTTGTCGCACATATACATCTCTTTCTTGAGATCGCTGGCGCTCGTGTTCTCGACTGCCACAGGGTCGCTGAGGACGTTGAGACAGGACTCCGCGATGGCGTTGTAGCGGCACAAGATCCGCAGCATCGGGAGCGTCTCGCGCCCGAACCAGTTAGCCGGCATGGCCTCCATGTACTCGAGCCAGTACTTCTTCTCTCGCGGCGTCAAGTCGGCTGGAGGAGGCGTCCTCTGGGAGCCTGGGATGATGGGACGAGCCATCGTGGCTTCTTCATCTGCGTCTTTCATAGCTGGAATGCCCGTGAGTTGAGGTGGTCGCCCGGACCTTGAGGGAGGAGTTCATCACACCAACGCCAAACCTGGCGACCACCGGTTCGCAGAGCTGCAGTGACAGCTGGAGCTCTGCTACGCTAGAGAGCGTGAATGCCTGCCATCGGCAGAAGGAGCTGGGCGATCACGTAGACGACTACGATCACCAGCAGCAAGACCATGAGCACGTGGACTATCTGAGCGAACGGCTGGGGGAGCGGGATCAGCGGCAGCAGGGCCTGGATGACCCAGTACACGACGCCGACGACGATCAGGGTAAGGATGAGCCAGATTAGAGCGGCAATCATAGAGATTTCCTCCTCCGAACCCCTCACGCGCCACCTGGCGCGACCTGCCATCGAGCTGAGTTGATGTAAACGGGATTTTATTTTTAGTTCATCAGTCTGCTGACGTGTTAATTGAAATGACCTCAGTGGAAGTTTCTCCCCGCGGCGATCCGCCACAAGGCGACCGGTCGTTTTTGACCCGCCCCCCTGGGCCCTGTTCTTTACTCTGTTCTTTACTCGATTCAAAGACCTCCCCGCAAAGGACATCGACTATCATTCCAATGATAGACGACGGATGCTCGTTGCTTGAGCGAGTTACTGCTCGCTGCACGAGGTCAAGCGGGACGCCACATTGCATCGATATCGAAAGCAATACGGCCGCATCGTGCGCTATAGCCTCAACCATCGAGCCAACTTTCGGACCATTAATAAAGACTTCAATCGGCTTAAGTCGCTCGTTGTCAACCACGTGTCCCACGGAGACCTGATAGTCCAGGCTCTCGTGCCTGAGGTCAAAGGTATGCACTGGCCTACGATGCGATAGCACCAGTCTATTTACTTCTGCCATAGCGCTGTCCTTGGTACACAGGATGTCTTTTATCTACAGGCCAACCGTCCTCTCCTATCTGAGGAGAGTAACCATTTAGCTCTTCCTGCTTCTTAGTGCTGTTGTGGTGTGCGTCACACAACGACTGGAGTTTTCCTGTAACAAATAAATTCCAGTCTCCATTATGAGGAACTACGTGGTCCACCACAGAAGCAGGTATCACAAACCCGTCTTCCAAGCACATCTTGCACAGTGGCTCTTTCTTGAGCTGCAGCGTGCGAAGGCGCTGCCATCTGCGCGTTTTATAAAACGCCAACCACTGCGACATTCTCAAATCCTAAGATTGGAGGCAGCGCGCCTTGACGAAAAACGTCAAAAGCTGTTTCAGGAACTTTGGTCGGGCCAGACAAGAGTTCCGCGCTGCCAGGTCCGCGAGTCAACTGCCAAGCCGGGGAGACGAGAGGCAGTCGAGCTGCGGACTTTCCTTCTTCCACGCCGGACGCTTGCAGTCGTCCCTACAGTTTGAAGCACGTTAATTCGTGCTGGCGCAGAACCAGTGAGCCATAGCTGCGCACTTGGCTCGAGAAGCCCGTAACGCATCGGCATCTACGTAGCAGATCTCAAGCGGCGAGATCTACAGGAGCCTGATGCGCAATCCCAAATTTTTCGCGCCTTCGCGAGCGATGACGCTTTCTAACTTTGCGACTCAGCTCCACCTGATGATCCATCACGGTAAACGGAACTTGTCGTCCCATGAACTCAACAAGCACGATGTACTTCTCGTACGTCACTGCTTGATGAAAAATCCCGAAGCAGCCACTCATGGCGCCGTCGTTTATGCGAATGAGATCGCCAGAGCGAAAGCGACATATCTCGCTCTCTCCGCGAGGAAGAACATTCGTCCCTCTGCTCTCGATCTCGAGATCGCAAACTACTCTGCTCACGTCGACTATCATTCCCTCGAACTTCACGAAGCCCAAGACGCCGGTTACGCCTAGCACAGGCTCGTAGCCGCAGCACACGTTCACGAACACGTACCCTGGGAATATCAATTTGAGCACTTCGACGATGCGACCGTCAGAAACCGCCTTCTGCCGAAAATAGAAGATTCTGTGCTCGATCTCCATCGAAGACAGGACACCTGATATCGACTTCTCGCGGTTAGGTGCCGACGTCGCCAGGGACCAGGACAAAACCGTGACCTCCGGAGAGTCCAAAGTCAGTCTCGGCCCAACGGGGGAAACCAACCACAAAATCTTCAATTTGTAAATGAACATCTTAAGTCTAAGTTATTGAACGCCTTGATGTACTCCCCTGTTCCCCCTCAATGTACCCTACGAGGGGTACATCCCAAGTTGTTGATAAGTCCCAGAAAAACTCCCTGTACCCCCTAGTACCCCCTATATATAGGTTGAAAAGGAAAAGGGGTAGGTCATTGGGGTCATAGGAAGTGAGGGGTACAGGGGGGTACACATGGACGTGATTGAAAAGTAACGTCTTTTTTAGTCAAGGGGGGGTACACTAGGGAGGGTACATTTTTTTGTGTGTTCATCAGCAGATGAAAATCGCGAAATTTTATTTCTCACATCGAGACCATCTCTCCTTCGTAGTGGGCTCTGCCGGAGCTCCCGTTCGTGTTGTCGCCCACGAGAATGAGGCGATACGGAGGGTTGCCTTTGACGTAACCGTATATAAGACGACCTTCTTCGTCCCTTATCTTTGTGCGTCGCCACCCGAGGTTCTTCATCGCAACCCCTATTCGCTGATTTTGATCCTGGGTGCGATTCCCAGCTAAGATGCCGAGAAGCGACCACACCGTGATCGAGGATATCTTCCCACTCTCGAAATCGCAAAGATGCGCATCAAGAGCGTCAAGATAAGGGTCTAGGGTCACTCGTCGCATCTGCTCATCTTCAGCCACAGGCCACAGCCGCTCCTCGAGTCGTATCGAGCATCCCGTCCGCTCGAGGGCGACTGCCTCAGCCCACAGCTTCTCGCGATCCCTCTTGAGATCGGCTAATTTCACTCTCGTGATGCGAACCGGCCAGAACCGCCTGTTGCCAGTGAGATCGCGAAGATACTCGCTGCTGTTGGTAGTTCCCACGATGATGAACTGCCGCGCCACGTTCTCCGTGAGGCGACCGTAGGCTTTCCTGCCGCGATCGACTTGCCTCGAGGTAAACGCCTTGAGATGCTCGACGTCGGCCCTTCGCATCCCGCTCAGCTCGGGCGCCTCGATGATCCACTTCCCTTGGGTCTGCTCGAGAACCTCCCGCTGCTGGGCGTTGAGCGGCAAATTGTCGCTGAACCACTCTTCTCTCATGGCGAGGGCGGAGAGCGCGGAGCTCTTCTCAGTACCTTGAGGAGCTTCCAATATCGGGACTTCGTCAAATTTACATCCTGGCTGCATGATGCGTCGCACTGCCGCGACCAGCATGATCTTTCCTACGGCTCTCACGTATTCCGTGTCTTCGGCTCCGCAGTAGTCTATCATCCACGTCTCGAGCCTCGGCACTCCGTCACCCTGGGCTCGCACAAAAAAATTCTGGATGGGGTGAAAAGTGTTTCGCGTTGCAGTCGTCAATATCGTGTCGTAGAGCATGTCTTTGGAAACTTTGAGGTTGAACGCTTCTTCGATGTCGTCTTTGAAGATGAGAACGTCGTTGTCCTGGAGATCTCTCATGTCGAACCTTCGCGCAGGCGACTGGCTGCAGCACTCGATCATCGGGTAGCTGGTGAATTTGTTGAACCGCATGATGATCTTCATCTTCGCCATAGCGATCCTGATGTTGCTCGGAGTCGGGAACTTCTTCCCGTTGCGATCTTCTGCGAAGCGGAGCTGATCCATCCCTCGCTTGAGACAGCGCTCGGCGGCGCGCACCGGGTCGGCCTGCTCGAGAACGTGGCCTGATATCCCGTTCCCCGGGTTGGATATCGTCTCCTTGATCGTCTCCGGGTCGTAGCCGCGGCGCAACATCTCCATCACCACCCACCACACGTTTTCTGATCGCGACGAGCCGTGACGCGCCAGCCCGCCGTCGACTATAGTCGCCTCGAGCTCGTCTACGAACTCGTCGCTGCCGTCGGCCCCGCTGCTCTGCGACTGATTTATGGGCATAGCCGTGAGCTCGGCTAAGACAGCGTCCATCACGGCGTCGATGTCGACGAGCACCATGTCGCCGATCTGGTTTCCGGTTATGGTGATGTAGCGCCCGGCAGGCTTGCGATATGGCTCGCAGGTGACAGGCGGCTCGCTCTCCGCGTCGACTTTGAGCTTGCGATGGATCTTGGCTCCGCTTGCCAGCCCGATGATCCTGATGCCGGTTCCTGACGGAGTTATCTCGGTATATGAGTCTGCGCGCTCCACGAGGTTGGCTGCCCAGGGGTGAAGCAGGCCGGTCTCGGCGTCGCGGCAGCCGTCGATGTCAAATGCGGCGATATCGTCTTCGAGGGCGAACCCGATGCCGTCGAAGCCGCCGCCGCTCCAGGCCGCTACCGCAGCATCGTAGCTCGACCAGGTGGCTCTGTCAGTGCTGCTTCCCTTTCGCCCGCCTGGCTGGTACGGGACTTTGGTTCGCTTGGTTCCTACGACTTCCCATCGCCACAGCAGCCAGTTGTTCCTCGTGGTGAGAACCGAGAGCGCTCGCGGCAAGTTGTCGAGGGACATGGGCTCTCCTTCTCCTGGCATGAAAAAAGCAGCGTGGGAGCAATGGAAATATTGGTACTTGGCCCGTGGCACCTCTGAAGGTACCGGGTCGCCTATAGTACACAGGTCGCTGGCGCTGTAAATATCGAGATCTGGTATTTAGATAAAAGTCCCGCAAAAAGGGTTTTACATCGTGGCAGTTTTGAGGTAGAGGAGGAAGTGACACCTACCGGCCTGCATGGTTGAGCCCGCTGCCGACGTCCGTGGGCTCGGGTCTCGCCGCGCTATTACCGCAAGTCTGAAACGTCGGCGGGAGTGGCGAGACCCCTCCATTATCATAAGGAGACGCTCATGACCGACGAAGTTGACAGACTCGCCGCAGAAGACGCGCCGCGAGCCACCACCGATCAGCTCCAGCAGGTTCGCGAGCTGGCCATCGCGGCTAAGACCAAAGAGCTGATGATCGCCGCCGCCCAGGAGAAGCTCAGAGATCTCGAGCAGGATCTCGACAGGATCACCTCGCGTCTCCTCCCGGAGCTCATGGACAAATCAGGTGTTTCCAGCGTCACCGTCGAGGCGATCGGAAACCAGCCGGCGTTCACGGTCAAGATCCACACCATGTATAGAGCCAACATCGGAGCCGACTGGGAGCCGGAGAGAAGGGCGGCGGCGTTCGCGTGGCTCGATGCCAACGGCCACGGCAGTCTCATAAAGACGGAAGTCACGACGTCGTTCGGCCGCCAGGATCGCGACGAAGCCAAGGAGTTCATGAAGAGCGTCACCGCCATGGGCTACCAGTACACATCTAAAGAAGGCGTGCCGTGGAAGACGCTGTCTTCCTGGCTCAGGGAGATGATCACCCACAGAGGCGTGACGCCTCCGCTAGACACCATCGGCGGCTACGTCGAGCGCCAAGCCGTCATCAAAGACGAACCGAGGGAGTAGACATGACCAAGAGCACGAAAGAGCTGACCAAGCGCGAAGAGCAAGATCTGGCGATCAACGAAGAGCTCGAGGCCAAGCTCGAGCGCATGGCCCAGGAAGACGCCGGCCAGGGCGTCTCGAACCGCAGCGAAGACAAGTTCTACCCGCTGATGACGGTTCTCCAGCCGCTGTCGCCGCAAGTCGACGAGAACCACCAGGCTTACGTAAACGGCGCCAAGGCAGGAGCCATCTGGCTCCGCAACTTCGAGACGCCGATCGTCAAGGGCACAGAAGGCATCGTGGTCCAGCCGATCATGATGTACGAAGAATTTGTCGAGTGGGTTCCGCGCGAGCGCGGCGGCGGGATGGTGAGCCGCAGCTTCAAGCGCCATGCCAATGCCAGGTGCGTCGACAAAGCCACGAACCGGTGGAAGATCGGGGAAAACGAGCTTCGCGAAACTCGCATGTGGGTGGTCATCGTCTGGGTCGACAACGCCCCGGTGCCGTTCATCATCCCGTGCCAGGGCACCCAGAACACGTTCGCCAGGCAGTGGAACACGATCATCGGCCAACAGTTCAACGCCAACGGCACGGTGACTCCGGCCTGGGGCAACCTCTGGCGCCTCACCACCAAGCAGCGCACCAACTCGAAGGGAACCTGGTACGTGTTCACCTTCGAGCACGAGCAGAAGGTCCGCGACACGCCTACGTACATGGCTGGCCGCCAGCTCCACGCCGTCGTCAAAGAAGCTGTTGAGCAGGGCCGGGCGCTCAGCGAAGTCGCGGAGCAGGAAGAGGGAACTACAGACGAAGGCGCGATGTGATGAACCTGGAGAAGCTCTTCGGAACTCTCTCTGGGCTCAGCGGCACGTACCGCTTCAGCAACGCGAAGCTGATCCACAGGGAAAGCGTGCTCGAGCACTTAGGAGGCGTGACGCTGACCTGCTACTTCATCTGGCACGAGATGCTGAGTCGCGACCCGATCCTCCTCGAAGATGTGCCGCTTTCCGAGGTTCTCGGGAAAGCCATCGTCCACGACGTAGAAGAGCTTCTCATGGGCGACATCCCGCGGACTACGAAGTACTCGTCGACTGAGACGTTGATAAATTTTCATCTCATGGAAGAAAACGCTGTCGCCAAGATCCATCAGTCGCTCGAGATCAATAGCCGAGCGATGATCTTGGATCACTACAACGCCAAGAAGGATCTCAGCGGCTTGATCGTGAAGATCGCAGACGCTCTTGCCGTGGTGTACAAGATCCACGAAGAAGCCGTCGAGAGAGGAAATCGCGCGATGCTGAGCCGCGCCACGTCGATCATCGATCAGCTCGATCACTGTTCCAAAGAGGTACAGAAGACAGAGCTCTCTGATGACTGCAAGGCGTTTCTCAAAGTGGTGATAGCCGAGGCCTACGACATCGTGATGCGGGCCGAGGACAGCACGGCAGCTATAAGGGAGGAATAATGTTATTTATCCCTCCATTTACAAACTCGAAGGGATGGCCTATGTTAGGACTGCCAGCCCTGTTAGCGGCTCCACCATTTTACTTTATCCTTGAACTGTGATAATGAGACTTGATGGCTCGCAGATCAAGAAGTCTTGTTCCTGTTAGACCGGGACACGTTTCGTTCTTCGATACAGCGCGTCGCGCCCTCACCGAGGCCAAGACGTTGAAAGAGGTAAAGGACATCGTCGATCTGGCAGTTGCTGCAAAAGAATATGCCAGGCGCGCTAGCGATCGTGAGATGATGGGCGACGCCTCGGATCTTCAGTTCGATGCCTCGGTGGCCTTGGGCCAGAAGCTGCCAGATGTGGGGCTTGAACGTCGAGGTCGGTCATCGGCAAGTGACCCACCTCGTCTCTCCCTTCGTGACCTAGGGATCACCAAGAACTTCTCCAGTCGCTGCCAACGGATAGCGCGTCTTCCGCTGGAGGCTCGAGACAGAATGAAGAAGGATCTTCGCGACAAAGCGACACGAAGGTTTGCCACTCACGAGCCAGGTCGCGCTCTCACCGTGCCTACCATCAACGTCAATCAGTTCGCCAACATGATCATGAGCAACCTCGAAGACAAGATCTTCAAGCTCGTCGAGAGCAGGAAGATGGAGAGCCTGATCGGGATGCGTCATGAGCTGTCGAGTCAGGCCAGTGAGATGGTCGACAGAAAGCTGACAGGGCTTATCGAGAAACTGAGAAGCTTGAGACGGCGTTTCTCTGAAGGAGACGTCATCAATGTGATCGAGATACCAGATAGGAGATCTTCATGAGCGATCGCACTTCTGCTGACAACATGGTGTTCCGTCTCATCACCAATCAGGAGCAGCCAAGGACTCACACCGACAACTGCTTCCTCAAGTTGAGAGAGCTTGCGTTGCTGGAGCCTGGTGGTGGCGGTTGTTATGGTATAACTCTTGAAAAATTATCACAGCTTCAATATCCAGAAGACGGCCCGTCGCGACGATCATTCAAGAAAGAAGTTTCCGTCAATGCTCGTCAAGTGCGATACGCGATGGAAGCGATTGGTCTTGATCTCGTTCCTGTTACCCGTGACATTTCCACACTTCACCCACATTGGAAGACGAACGATTTCATCTGCGAACCGCAACGTGATGTCTCTTTCATCTGCGGAAGAGACCGCCCTCTGTTTGGCTTTCTTCTCGTGTCATCACAGCGCAGAGGAGCTCTCACTCTTCGCATCCATCGTCTTGAGGATCATAACGGCCCGATCGCGATCGCGGTGTCTGGTCGCCAGGCTCAAAATCAAAGTCGCATTCGCCTCATCTCGTCACGATCTGAGATACCATCACAGCCGCAGACACAGCCGCAGACACAGCCGCAGACACAGCCGCAATTGCCCTTGGGCTTGCCACCTTCACCGTCGCCGCGATTTAGCTCGAGGCAGATCGCATTGTCGCTTCTTCAAACTCGAAGCGAGGTGCGGGTAAAGGATCGAGACGTCATAGCGATTTTTCACAGCAACGGTTTCGCTGGGCAGACAATGTATCAGGCATTTGCGAGTCTTACACGCGATGGATTGGCGGTTCGCTCTGGAAGAGGGGCTTATCGTCTAGCTCAGCAGCCTCCTCCGCAATCTCGTCCTGGAGATCAGGAAACGTCATGAAGATCGAAGTTCTCTCCATAGACGGGCTAAGCTTAGCGGCCGAGGCATGGCGCCTCAGCCGCGACGTTACCATGCCCATCGAGTGGGACGACATCTACACCGTCGACTCCCCGTGCTGCGAGATGCCGTCGGCGTTCTGCCACTTCAAAGATTTCATGATCCTGGAAAGAGAGATACTAGCCTCGAGCCGAACCCACGTCATGTGGGCGAGAACTTCGTTCGTCGACAGCCCCGACAAGTACCAAGTCCCTCGCGACGTAGTCGTCGACAAGTGGGCCCACGCCGAGTATCGCAGGAAGATGGAGGAAGGCAAGGCGGCTGGCCAGCACCAGGACGAGTGGCGGAGATTTCTCCCCCTCAGCGCCACCACGTCTTTTACCATGAGAGTGTCGTACCGCGACGCGATCAAGTTCGCGAAGTACTTCATGTATCTGTGCGACTCCGACTGGCTCTCCTCGTCACTCAGGCCTCGCTTCGTGGAGATCGTGCATCATCTCGTAGAGATCGTCGACATGTTCACCGGATCGCGAGAGCGAACCCACAAGGCTATAGATCTGATGAGCCTGGCCAAGCTTCTCAACGAGGAGAGTCTTGACCTCGTGGAGTTCGACCCTATCATCGAGAAGACAGGAGTCATCGTCGCCTGCGTCAAGGTCCCGGTGTGGATCAGAGCCCACTTTGTGCGACACAGGATAATCTCCATCGCCGACGACTTTCTCGAGCTGCTGAAGATGGACGATGTCTTAAATCTCACTATCGAGACCAGCGTTAACATGACTATCGCTGCCACCAAGGAGATCTGGCGTTCCCTTCTCGGCAAGCGATCGTGCTGGCTCACCCAGAGCACACTGTCCGCAGAAAGAGACCCGTGGCAGAACATCATCGACAAGTTCTTGTCGCGCCTCGGAGACCAGGTGCTGCCGTGCGCCAGCGGCGAGTGCCCGTACCACAGAGACGCGAGAAACCGGCTCGAGGGCACGGACCCTGGCATCCCCTGCCCGCGCTACGTGTCGCTGAACCACCTGCCAATAAGCAACGAGCTAGCCGCGAGGATCGAGCAGGCGCTGAAGAGCCGCGGCAGATACTGGACCGTGAACTACCACCCATCATCGTCCAAGGAGACCGACCATGACCAAGCAGCCATTTGAGATGGGCATCGAAGAGCTCCTCGTCAATGCCATCGACAGGAGAAATGCCGCCGCTTGCTACGAGATCATACGGCGCAAGACGGAGGCTCAGAAGTCGCTTCTCGTCTACCTTCACGACACTATCAAGATGACGACTCTGAGTCAGCGTCAGCCGCCGTCGCCTAACGGGACGGTGTCAAGCCAGGAGGACATCGACAGAACGCTGACCTGGGTCAAGTCCGCCCTCAAAGGTGATCTCGGCATCGACATGAGCGACGACCCTGACCAGATCTGCCAGCTGGCGCGCGAGAGCCTCGGCTTCGACCCTCCGTTCGAGGGCCAGAACATGGATCGTCAGGACAACGCCAAGGACTACATCTACATGGCCGCGGAGAACCCGCGGGTCGCGAGCGAGCTGCCGCCGTCAGGTCTCGCGTTCTGGCGCGCTGCTGCGCTCGGCTACAAGCGCTGGCGCACCCGCAAAGAAGGATCGCGTCATCTGCGCCCAAACAGGAGATGAGTCATGATATTCTACGTCGCAGCGCCGTTCTTCAACGTTCCGCAGAACGAGACTCTCACCCACATAGAGGCGCTGCTGACGTCTCTCAACTTCGCCTACATCAGCCCGCGCAAAAGCGGGTTGATCCTCAAAGACATGACGCCAGAGCACAGGAAAGTCGTGGCTCCGGCTGTCTATCGAAAGAACGTGAACGATCTCAAGATAGCCGACGGGGTGGTAGCGGTCATCGACGACTTCGACCCCGGAACCATATGGGAGATGGGCTTTGCGGCGGCTCTGGAGAAGCACCACATCTACACGTACACCGGCAGAGGTTACGGCGTCAACGTCATGCTCGCCGGGTGCGTGAGAGGCCACGCCAAAGGCATGCCGCAACTGAGGGAGATGCTCAATGCTGTCAAGAACGGAACAACGACTGATCACTTTACCGTTGATGCCGCCACGTAACAGGAAGCTCATCATCGTAGGGTGGAACAACGAGAAGTCGTGGCTTCCCGAAGATGACCTCGAGCCGTATACTAAGAACGGAGCCGGCGAGCGACTCTACGCCATGGTCAACGACGTCACTCAGCTCACCAAAGAAGAGTACATGAAGCGCGTCGAATTGATCAACTTCAGGCGGGTAGGCCCAGGGGAGACGAAGGAGAGGATCTGCCGGAGGCCGGCTGTTATTCTAGGGGTGGAGACGTGGTACTCTCTGCGCTATCCCCAGGCGGCTATGTGGACTTCTTCTCGAGGAGCCTGGCTGGTGCCGCACCCGTCAGGAAAGAACCGGATATACAACTCAGAGGTGGCTCGTCTCAACACCGGGCGACTCATCGCGCGACTCGCGGGGCTGTCATGACGCGCTACTCTCTCGACTTGGCTAGGTTTCTCTACAAGCAGATACGCTTCTCGTCGAATGCCTTCGGACCAGGTGACAGAACCGCAGGAATTCTCGACCACATTCGCAAGGAGATCGCAGAAGTAGAGAGAGCCACGACCGACGGCGACAAGATGCGAGAGTTCGTAGACATAGTTATCTTGAGTCTCGACGCCATGTGGCGTCTCGGCTTCAGCCCCGAGGAGATCGTTGCTGCGATCCAGATCAAGCACAACGCGAACATGAACAGAGTGTGGCCGGACTGGAGAACTGTCCCTCACGACAAAGCCATCGAGCACGACAGGAGCCAAGAGTGAAGACAATGGCTTTCGACTGCGAGACGACAGGCCTCGTCGAGTCGCGACTCAAACGGACTGAGTTTCAGCCTTACGTCACTCAGTTCGTAGGGTGGCTGGTCGATCTCGACACTGGTGAAATCGAAAAGAGCGTCGAGACTTTCGTGAGGCCTCCTAATCCTGGAGTGATGAAGCCAGAGGCGGTGAAAGCGACCGGGATCACGTGGGAAAAGATAAAAGACTGTGATGATTTCGCCGCCCACGCGCCGCAGATAAAATCGCTGATCGAAGAGGCTCCGTCGGTGGCGGCTCACAATCTCGTCTTCGACCGCGACGTTCTCGACGTCGAGGCGAGGCGGGCGAAGACGACTTTCATCTGGCCGAAGCGGCAGATATGCACCATCGAGATAACCAGCCACGTCACCGGCTATCGCCTCAGCTTGTCTGAGCTCCACCGCGAGCTCTTTAACTGCTACTTCGAGGGAGCCCATGACGCGAGGCACGACGTGGCAGCCTTGGTAAAATGTCTTATCGAGATGCGCAAGCGGGACTGGCTGTGATATACTAGGGGTAAGGATCGGGGCTCCTGTGGATGGGAGACTCGAGATGGAAATCGTAGGTTTGATGGCATCTGCCTTCAGTGGCGCGATCATGGGCGCTATCTTGACAGTTATCTTCATGACGGGGAAGTGCATGCTCTTCTACTGAGCAGCTTTGAAGGGGGAAAGGTAGTGGGAAGCGAAGACAAGGTCATAAATTTGCCTGGCAAGTACGCCCTACGCAAGGAAGATGACAGCAAGTGGTGGATAACTTATCTCGGGATGGACACTCTGATCATCAAGCCGAACGTGCCGTGTCAGCCAGGCGGCTCGATCGACTGGGAGCTCGAGAAGCTCGCCGAGGCTATGTGGCATCACAACTCTGTCAGCGACAAGGACAAGCCGTGACCCGGCGCTCGCGAGTTTCAGAAGCCTCGAGAGAGAAAATGAGAGACATCGTGGAGCTGTACAAGAGAGGCTTCACGCTGCGAGAGTGCGGCGAGCACTCCGGAGTGTCCATGCAATACGTGTGGAAAGTCGTCCGCAAGCTCGCCCCGGAGATCATGCGAAAGCCGCATAGACACGAGAAGGAGAGAAAAAAGTGATCAGGACAGGATACTCTTTCCGCGTTGCCTACGGGCATCTCGCCGACGTTCTCGACAGAGTTGCGTCTCTCGGCTGGAAGGAGATACCAGTCACGGATCGCAACAACACATTTTCCTTCAATCGCCTCACCATAGCAGCCAAGGAGAGAGGTCTGCGACCGATCTACGGCGTGGAGCTAGGGGTGTCTCCTGACCCTGAAGCGGCTAAGCCGATCATCGACTACTGGCGCTTCTTGGCGATCGACAGGTTGGAGCCGCTCCACGATCTCATCTGGCTCGCCACGTCGCAGTCTCACGCCTGGCCGATGGGCGGCTACGAGCCGCTGCTGACGTATCAACAGGCCCTCGAGGCAGAAGGTATCTTCAAGATCTCAGGGAGCCGCCTCCTTCTCAAGCACGTCGTCGGAGACTTGTTCAATCACACCTGTCAAAACTTCTTCCTTGGTCTCATGCCGTCGACTCCTAAGGCCCTGTACAAGGCTGCCAGGGCTGCCGGTATTCAGCTTCTAGCCCTGTCAGATAACGTCTACCCCGCCCTCGAGGACAGACTGGCGTACCAGGTGGCTATGGGCAAGAGGGCCCAGACGCAGACCTATCCCCAGCACATCCTGAGCCAGGAGGAGCTGCGCCAGGCCCTCTGGCAGGTATCTGACGAAGACTTCGAGGAGGCCAGCCTCTGCGCCACGTCTGTGATCGCCAGGTGCCGGGCCGAGATGCGCAAGGCCTCGATCCTGGTGCCGCCAAAGGAGAAGAGCCTTCGCCAGCTCTGCGAGGAAGGTGCCAAGGCGAAGGGATGCGACTTGAGCGACCCTGTCTACGCCGAGCGCTTAGAGAGGGAGCTGAAGCTGATCGAGGAGAAGAAATTCGAGGACTACTTCCATGTCGTGTCAGATTTCATTCAATGGGCGAAGAAGCGAATGGTGGTCGGCCCTGGTCGCGGGTCGAGCTCCGGGAGCCTGGTGTGCTACTTGCTCGACATCACTGTCGCCGATCCTGTCAAGTTCGATCTCGTCTTCGAGAGATTCATCGACATTACGCGAGCTGACTATCCGGACATTGACGTTGACTTGTCCGACGACAGGAGAGAGATGGTATTTCAGTATCTCGAGGAACGGTATGGTAAAGATCGGGTGGCCCGCCTCGGCACTGTTGCGGTATTCCAGTCGAAGAGCGCGATGAAGCAAGCCGGCATGGCTATCGGAGTTCCTCAATGGCTGATCGACGAGGCTTCTAACGCAGTCATCACCAGGAGCAAAGGAGACTCTCGAGCCGACTACAAGATCGCTGACACGTTCTCCATCACCGACGCCGGGAAGAAGCTGATCGCCGAGTATCCTGACATGGCTATCGCCGGTGAGATCGAGGCGCATCCCCAATTTCGCGGCCAGCACGCGGCAGGGATCGTGATGACGGATCGCCCCGTCCGCGACTACGTGGCAGTCGACGCCTACAACAAGATCGCCATGGTAGATTGGCAGGACGCCAAGGACTTAGATCTCTTGAAAGTCGACATCCTGGGCCTCACCCAGCTCAGCATCTTCGAGCGGTGCCTGCGGATGATGGGAGAGAAAGATGTCTCCGGTTTTCTCGAGAAGATTCCTCTCGACGACAAGGAAGCGTTTGATGTCGTCAATCGCCGTCATCTCGCAGGGATCTTTCAGTTTCAAGGAGGGACGACTAATCAGGTCGTCCATCAGATTGAGCGAGTGGACCACATCGAAGACTTCGTCAGCATCACCGCTCTCTGCCGACCAGGACCACTCGGGTCAGGAGGAACCCAGAGCTGGATCAACCGCAAGAACGGAGTAGAGAAGATCTCAGTCTGGCACCCTGAGTTCGCCCCGTATCTCGAGAGCACCTACGGCATCATGGTCTACCAAGAGCAGGTGATGCGAATTTGCCGCGACATCGGCGGCATGAGCTGGGGCGACGTAACCGCCCTTCGCAAGGCGATGGGTAAGAGCATGGGAATGGAGTACTTCGACGGCTATCGCCAGAAGTACCTGCCTAACGCCTTGGCTCGAGGGATACCTGAGAGCGCAGCTGTCAAGATGTGGGACGGGATGTGCAGCTTCGGGATGTACGCATTCAACAGGGCTCACGCCCTCGCCTACGGTCTCATATCATACTACTGCTGCTGGCTCAAAGCCCATCACCCACTGGAATTTGCGGCGGCTACTCTAGACGCCGAGAAGGAGCCGCTGAAGCACGTGACGATGCTTCGCGAGCTGAAGGAAGAAGGCATCGAGTACGTCGCAGTCGACGTGGAAGAGTCGACTGACGAGTGGACTATCAGGAAAGAAGGGAACCGGTCCGTCGTCGTCGGGCCTCTGACTCTGATCCGCGGCATCGGGCCCCAGGTGGCGAAGAGCATCATGGAAGAGAGATCGTCAGGCGGCGACTGGAAGTCGCGTCTCTCTCCTAGCTTGAAGAAGAAGATAGACGATCCAGAAACTGAGATCGACTCTCTGTATCCGATATCAGACAAGGTGAAGAAGCTGTATCCAGACCTCAAAGCCAAGCCACCTCACGGGCCTTACATCTTGAGCGAGGTGACTCCTGCCAACGAAGCCTACGACAAGCGAAGAGGGAGGGAGGTGGTGGTGATCGGCGTGCTGGTGAGGAACCACCCGCTGAACGAGAACGAGCCTGGTCGCCTGGCGCGACGCAAAGGTAAGTCAGGGTGCGACAGGGAGGGGCGGTTCTTGAAGAGCCCGGAGCTCGTCAACGCCCTCAACTTTCACCTCCGCGATGACAGCGGCGACATCTTCTGCAAGGTAGGTCGCTTCGACTACCCGCGACTCGGCCCGATCCTCAACCAGGCCAAAGCTAACAATAGTATCTTTGCCATAAAAGGAAAGATACCTTCTGATTTCAGGATGATATGGTGTCAAGATGCTCGCTTGTTAGGAGAATTAAAGAAGAAAAAGGAGGAGCCTGAAGATGGTAGTGATCAGCAACTGGATCAAATGGCATCACAAGCTTCACCAGGTGACGGGACAGCTCGCTCTGAAGATGGGGAAGCAGCCTGACGTGACGCTTCTCGAGATGGCTGCGTCGCTTCGCGAGATAGCAGACGAGATGGAAGCAGATGCCAGAGAGCAGCGAAGAGCTATCCAGTCTTCTTGACACCGCTCTCGGCATGGGAGAGCACGCGGTAGAGCGGTTGATATCGATGCAGATCAAGGAGAGACACACTGTAGTCGTTCTCAACATCATACTGAGGCTCATGAAGACGGGCCGCAACGGGAAGGCTCGAGAGGCTCTCGAGCAGCTCATCGAGTCGCTGGAGGTAAGACATGGCTAAGAAGAGCGTAATTACGACTGGAACATTCAGGGAGCCGACGATCGACAGCTTCTTGCGAGCCAGCCTCGACGAGATGGAGACGATTCGATCTGGTCTCCTCTCGCAGCGCGGAGAGCTACTCGACCGCCGCGCCTACCTGGCAAGCGCCATCAAGTCGATCGACTCGGATCTCGAGATCATCGACAGCACGCTGCTGATGATCGACGCGAGCAGGAAGAACTGATGAAACAGATTGGCGACGCTCCCATCGAGGAGAAATACCGTCAGAAGATGGAGGCTTTAGCAGAAGCCCTCGACAAGATTTTCAACGGAGATGACGCGATGCCGATGGCACGCGGCGTCAAGTCAAAGCGCAAGACAGGTTTCGTCCTTCTTGTCTTTCCGTTCGGCGATACGGAAGGAAGATGCAACTACATCAGCAACGGTGCCGATCGCGGCGATATCGTCACGATGATGAAGGAGCAGATCAAGCGCTTCGAGGGATCGCCAGACGTGACAGGACACAGCTGATCAGGAGTGCCAAGGTGACTAACGCAGAGATCCTCGAGTACTTCAGAGAGACGTTCGCCACTATCATCTCTCTTCGGGAAGCTAAGTCCAAAGACTACGGAGAGAGCGAAGACGCTCTCGCCACGATAGATCGACTTTCTGAGATGACAGATCTCACTTCTGAGCACGCCATATTCGTGCTGATGTGCAAGCACTGGGATGTCTTGAGGAAGTATGCTATAAGCCAGGAGCCGAGCGTGGCAGATCCGATAGCCAGCAGGATCGACGATCTCATAGTGTACCTCGTTCTCATGCGAGCCGTCATCGATGAGCGACGGAGATTTGAGAAAAATATTTCGGCTGAACCTTCCGAAGTTTGACTGGCTCGCAGTCGAGACGGGAGCGACTAGTCGCGGCGTTCCTGACTCCAACTTCTGCTACAAAGGAAGAGAAGGCTGGGTCGAGATGAAGCGAGCCAAAGGGCTCCGCGTCTCGGTGAGCCCTGAGCAAGTGGCGTGGGCCGAGCGTCGCATCAGGCACGGCGGCCGCGTGTTCTGCGCCGTGCGGAAGATTGGAATTCTCTATCTCTACAACAGCTGGGCCTTGCGACGCCTCGCCTCTGAGCCAATCGGTGACGTGGAGAGCGTCGGCCACTGGTCCGGTGGCCAATCCCGCTGGGACTGGGAGGCTATAGGGGCGATCCTGACAAGCTAGGAAGACGCCATGGCGTCATGGTCCTTCCCAAAGTCTTCCCAAAGTCTTCCCAAAGTCGCCTTCTGCCAGGATTCTCGAGACCCTTAAAAATCGCAAAGCGTTGAAAACAAACAACTTCTTGCGATTCCAGATCCATGTTCAATTGACAAGCTATTGATTCTTCAGCATAAAAATTTTTATCTTTACACTATTTACTTCCACGTCGGGACAGCCTATATAAAGACCCGAGGAGCACCTGCCCTCGCCCTCGGGCAGGCCTAGCAAGGTTAGGGGCGGTAAAACAAAGAACCCAAATTCGGAGAAGTGACATGACAGAAGCTTTCACCACAGAGCGTCAGACCACCGCCCAGCTGTTCAATGACGTGCTGCGTCATACTGACACGAACTGGTCGCCCTACCGCCAGATGACTGCCAACGTGTTCAACGCCTATTACACTCGCGCGCTGACCGTAGAGCAGATCGACGGAGTGGCCCGCGCGATCGACGGCCTCCCTCAGGACTCCAGCCTTCAAGATGCTCTCAGCTTCTTCGTCCGTAAGAAGGTGCTGCGGTCCCGGACCGAGCGCGGCAAGCGTTTCTACGAAGTCAACTACTAACATATAAAAATCGGAGAAAATAAGATGACCCGCACAGACGTTCATCGCCCCAGCGCGATCAATACCGCAGATTACTCGTTCGTCGCGTTCGAGTGCATCCGCGTGGACGGCCTCGAGGCTTGCCAGATCCAGCTCGACAACCGGGCCCGCATCCGCTCCCACATGGAGCGGACCGGCGGCAGCTACTCGACCCACGCCCACGGCGGCAACTGCATGGTCTGCGGTAACGCCAACGCGATCTACACCGCCCTGTTCCACCACGAGCCTTCGAACACCTACGTTCGCATGGGCAGCGAGTGCACAGAGAAGGTCGACATGCAGCTCGACCGGGTGGCCTTCCACAAGTTCAAAGACGGCATCTATCAGTGGCGCGAAGCCCAAGCTGGGAAGCGCAAGGCTGAGGCGGCGCTCGCGGAGCGCGGCCTCTCCGGAGCCTGGGCTATCTTCACCGCGACCGCCACCGTCGGCGAGCCGTTCGAAGAGCGAACCACCCGCGACATCGTCGGGAAGTTCTGCCGCTACGGATCGATCAGCGAGAAGCAGTTCGCTTTCCTCGGCCGGCTGCTGCGTCAGATCGACGAGCGAAGCCAGACCCAGGAGCGACGCAGCGCGGAGCAAGCCGCCGCGACTCCGATCCCTGACGCCATGCTGCAGGGTCGCGTCGTGATCCGCGGTGAAGTCGTCTCCTTCAAGACAGTTGACTCGCCGTTCGGCCGCTCACGGAAGATGCTGATCAAGCATCAGGACGGCTGGAAGGTGTGGGGAACCGCACCCTCGAGCCTGGTGGCAGAGAAGGGCGACACCGTCGCGTTCGTGGCTAGCATAGAGCGAAGCCGCGAAGACGTGAAGTTCGGCTTCTTCTCGCGGCCGAGCCTCATCAACCAGGGCGCCGAGCGCCCCTCCAACTTCTGAGGAAGGATTAAGTGATGATAGCTACTAAGAATGACGAGCTTGCTTGGTCTCATATGTGTCAAACGCTTCGACTGTTTGGTCATATGAAAGACTTTTCGAAGTCTGAGTGCTTGCGCGTCGCCAAGCTTCTGCAATCCAAGGTCAAGAATGGCAATGTCACGCGCGTGAGCCGTGGTCGCTATAAGGCCAATTGGAGCCGGAGGAAGGGCAGGTGACCAGAGTTTGCCCCGACTGGAACGGGGCCGGGAGAGTAACGCGGCGTCTGTCACAAGTTGCCCAACGCTGAGCGACTCTCCCGTCAACTATCAAACTGAAAATGAACCAACTAACGGGCCTTTGCCCAGGAGTAAATGAAAATGAAGAAGACCATTCTTACAGCTGCGCTTCTCGCCGCGAGCGCTCTTTCAGCTCAAGCACAGACGCATCCGCTGCCCGCATGCAACGATCCAGCGGTGAAAACCACGTTCCTCAACATGGTGCAACCGGCCAGCTTCTATGAGCTGAAAGACTGGCAAGGCGCCAGCAACAACGGCGACAAACATTGGTGCTACGCTTACTTTGCCGGCGGCACAGGTCTCGGCGTGCCATCCTTGCGGTCTCCGTTCATGGAAGCGGTGTTTACGCTGGAATGGGTCAACGAAAACGATGGCCGCTGGTGGTTGCAGATACGCAAAGCGGGCCAAAGCTGCCGCGGCGTGATGGGCAACCCGCTCAGCAGAGAGCGATGCCAGCAATCGGAGCCGGACCCGGGTGGTCCTGGTTCATTCCGGGCCGATCCGGTTCGATCGGCGAGATCGCCGAACTGCTATCAGCATGCGACGAGCTGCACGCCAGAGCCGATTGATCCCAATTGGCATCGCGAGTTCGACTGATCTGAAAAGATAAAAAATAAAGTCAAAAAAATGTCCACATCTAGGCAAAAATGTGATAGCGTCCTGGAGCGGGGCCGGGGGTGGCCCCCGCTCTCTCGTCAATCTGGGGCGCTGGGGAAAACACAATCATGACAATCAAGACTTCAGGCTACAAGTTCGTGTGCTCGACGTGCGGGGAGCCAGCGATGGACACCGCGCGAGGGATGAGCGATCTCTGCGTCGGCTGCTCCGAGTTCATGAAGCACAGCCGCAACTTGCTTCGCGACTACAGCTGGGCGCTGCGACGCTTTCGCTGCGACCCGTCTGAAGCGAACCACGAAAGGGTTATCGCCGCCCTCGAAGCTTGGGAGCGATCGCGATGAAGTCGCTGTCAGAACGCGAGTCACAAATCGCTGCTCTCGTAGCTCAAGGAATGATGAACAAGGAGATAGCCAGAGCCTTGGGGATGCTCGACACGACTGTGAAGGTCCACGTCCGCAACTTGTTTCTCAAAGTAGGCGTGAGAAATCGTGTCGAGCTGGCTATGATGATCAAGTGCAAAGACTGCCCGATGAAGGAGAGGATCAGTGGCTGCTGACTTCAACATCAAGTGGATCGACCGGTATCGCTCGGCGAAGAGCCCTGCGAACCCGGAGTACCCGAATGGCGTCGACGTCGACATGTCGACTCAAATGCTGCCGAGCTGCCAGTCGCCGCTTCCGTACCCGGCTCCGCGCTGCGGGATGTACATCGTCACCTGCAAGACTTGCGGAACCAGCGCGGTGATAACGACATCAGGGCGGCTAGACGACCCGCGGTCCGTCAAGATCTCGTGCCGCCCGGCGAAGGAGAAGATCCAGTGAGTAATGAACCAGTCGACTTTTCTGTGATCAGCAGGTTGATCACGTGCATCAGCCTGCTGGCGCTCACGACTCTCTTGCTGGCGGCTGCTATCTTCCTACTGCTGACGTCGGCAGCCAGGTCTGAGACCCAGCGAGACTTCCCCACAGTCAACTTCTATGACGCACGGGGAAACAAGACGGGGAGCGCCACCACCTACTCAGGCGGCGTGACCAAGCTCTATGACGACAGAGGCCGACTCGTAGGGACGGTCGTTAAACAACAACATCCAAAAGAAAGGTAAAGGCGACATGACAAGTCTTAAGATAGAGCGTCAGAAAGACTCCGAAGTAAGAGTTCTTCCTGACGGTCGCGTCTTGGTGACAGGGTTCAACGTCCCATCTAGAGTCGTAGACCGCGAAGGAAACGAGATCGAGCCTTCGCCGTCGGAGCTCACGGCTCTGGAGCGCATCTGCGAGATGTCATTCCCAGGTGATGAGTCATGATCGAGGACAGCGCCATATTGGCTCACTACGTTCGCGTCGTCAAAGAGCTTCGCAAGATATCGATCCCTGGCTTCTCGTGTCTGCGCTGCGGCTCTCAGTGGACTGCCGAAAAAGGCGACAGAGAGCACCACGCGAAGGGATGTGTTCTCGAGGGAACAGAGGAGAAGAGGCGATGAACAACGAAGAAGCAATTCTCATTCGCATCGAAGATCGCCCCGCCGAGATGGCGGGGAAGTACCTCAAGACCTTCGACCACGAGGCCTACGACGGGAGGGGATACGGCACGTTCACCGACGACCCGCTCCAGGCCAAGCAGTTTCCCGGGATCACGGCCGCCCTCGAGTTCTGGAACCGGCAGTCCAAGGTGCGCCCTCTGCGGCAGGACGGCCGGCCGAACAAGCCCCTCACGGCCTCGACGGTGAGCTTTCTGCGGTTCCAGGATGCGACAGCCAGCCCAGGAGAAGCTGTACCAGTGGTCATCTCTGGGCCTTGACGAGGCCGACCCTACCCTGATAGGGCCCTACCTGGATAGGGCAAGAAAAGATTTCTTTCCCTATTTACACGGAAAGCGTAAAGGCCTATATACAGATCGCGCCCCGCAGAGGGCCCAGACAACGGAGAATGAAGATGATGAACCCGGAAACCAAAGCTGCCCGCAAGCGTGATCGCCAGCTCAACAAGCTGCACCCGATCGCACGTCAGGTTCAAGTCCTCGAGAACGATCGCTTGCGCGTCGGCGTCGATGGTGCAGTGATCGAAGGCGACGTAGACGCGTTCAATCGCGTGATCGAGCGGATGGGCTTCCGCCCCGTGCGGATCACGCGGAACATTCTCAATCAGAACTCGCCGCTCTTCTGCATCGACATCAACACCCCGGCGTACTGCGATCCGGGTTGCGAGTCATATCACCAGATGTAGTGAAACGGCGCGGAGGCGCCGTAGAGCAGGGACGGCCTCCTGCTCCTGATGATCAGGCCACAAAAAATTCGGAGAAATAAGATGACCAACGCGCACACCCACGAAGAGCTCGATACCCGCGGTCAGCTGAGAGACCCGGAGCTCGTCAAGAAGTACGTCCTCGCCGGCCACGCCACGATCACGCTGGTCTCGATGAAGACGAGAAACCGCTTCACCTACGAGATCAACGAGACGCTCCCCGACGATGCTGGCAAGCTCGGAGCGGTGAGCCACTTCGTCTCGCTCCTCGTCAACCCGGACAACGAGCACGGCTTCAAGTACTTCGGCCACGTGTTTCGCCGCGACGGCAACTTCGTCGTCGGCAAAAAGTCGAAGATATCCGCCGACGCTCCCGGCGTCAAGGCGTTCGCCTGGTTTTTCGAGAAAGTCGTCGTCATGCGTCAAGACCCGGCGTCCCTCGGCCTCGAGGTTTGGCACGAGGGTCGCTGCGCCAAGTGCGGTCGCAAGCTGACGGTCCCTGAGTCTGTAGAGCGCGGTATCGGCCCGGAGTGCTGGTCGCGAATGAACGGAGACTGAGCCCATGGAGAGCAAGACGAGTTACGCAGTGGTGATCGGGTTGATGCTCTCGGCCGGTTTCTTCGCAGCCTACGGGATGCGAAGACACCACGCTGAAGCGCAGCCATCCCAGGTAGTCGACCGCACTCTCAAAGGTGACGTCGTCGTTCCAGACCCCCACACGTTCGACGGGCGACTGGCGATCACCCCTGGGATGTTCCAGCCGCAAGACTGCAATCCTGCCGTGGTCTGCCCGTGGGGCGGGCGGCAGCGCCTGCCGTGGTGGATGCAATGATGAGTGAAATGACCAAAGAGGAGATAAAAAAGCTCATCGACAAGGACGCTCTCGAGGCGATCCGGGAGATGGAGAGTCGCCGCAGCAAAGTCTTCGTCATCGCCATCAAAGCGATCATGGAGTCGGCTAGCGAGAAGCTCAATGAGCTAGAAGTCGGCAAGGACATCGCCAGGCATCTCTTCTCCGTGATGAGCGACCAAGCCAGGATATCGGATTATGTCGCTATCTTCGAAACTGCCGAAGTGATCAAGAAGAAGCGCGGAGAGTGCGATCTCGAGAATATCCTCATGCATCGTGTCGAGGACCTGATGAGTCGTGTCGAGAAGCGCGAGCAGCATCTGATGAACCTCGTCGAGCACGTCATCGACAAGGTGAGTGATCAAAAGAATTAAGAGATGGGCGCCTGGCGGTTCTCCGAAAACCCGAGTCCCGTTGCCAGGCGCTCGGTGCAATCTCCGGGACTCGGCACCTTGGCCCCGGCTTCGAGGCAACTCCCTCCGACAACAGGCCTCGAGTCGGGGTCCTTTTTCAGGGCGAACCTAATTTCGGTTCTGATGCGAACCTGGATCAAACGAGATTTTCTGTTTATAATCAATGACTTAGCAGAGTGACGCGATCTTGGGCCTCGGAAGTCGCCACGGTTGGTTCCAAATTTCTGTTAAAGATCAACTACTTACAATTTTTTTCTTTAAGCTATTTACTTTTACCTTTCCTTTACTTATATTCTCCTTACCGCCCCTTGACGGGCGGGGAAAAGAAAGTTGGAGAAATTAGATGCCGCGCCAAATGGGAGAGCTCCGCAGACTTAACCTGGAGTGGAACGACCTCGTCACCATCGCCAGGGATCGCGGCATGCGCCGGGTCCAGTCTCAGGACAACAACCTTCACTGGTATCGCCTCGCGACTCGCGCCCACTTCCAGATGTCGCGGACCGAGGCTCGCGACCGGGTCAGGTCGCTCCGCACTTCGATCGCCCCGTTCTTCGCGCCTAACGCATCTAACGTCCAGGGCCTCGACACCTTCGGCGTCGAGATCGAGATGCACATGCCTCGCGGCGTGAACGCTCACGACATCGCCCAGGCGATCCGCGACGCCGGCGTCCTCTGCCAGGTCGAGGTGTACGGCCACGTAACCAGGACTCACTGGAAGATCGTGACGGACGGCTCCTTGGGTTACTCCACCGGCCGCGAAGTCGTCAGCCCGCCGCTCTCCGGCGAGGCAGGTCTCGACCAAGTTCGCAAAGTCTGCCGAGTCCTCACCGCGAAGGGCTGCAAGGTTAAGCTAGACTGCGGTCTGCACGTTCACATCGGCGCCCAGAACCACCAGGACATCGGCTGGTTCAAGAACATGCTCGAGATGACCAGCCACTTCGAGAACGAGATCGACAGCTTCATGGCGCCGTCCCGTCGTCGCGGCGGGCAGCACGCCAACTCCTGGTGCCAGTCAGTCATGATCCGTCGCGCCGACTTCGACGCGGCCCAGAATTTGGCGCAGCTCAGCGCCGCCTGTGGTCAGCCGACGCAGCACGGAGCTCGCTCGCACTACCGCTACCGGAAGCTGAACCTCCTCTCGTTCATTCAGTCCGGGACGATCGAGTTCCGCCAGCACCAGGGAACAGTCGAGGCTCTGAAGACCGAGATGTGGGTCAGGTTCCTGCTCCGCATGTCGACTAAGGCAGCAGCGATCGGCGTCGAGACGCTTCGCCAGTCTCTCGCGGTGATGCACCGCTCCCTCGAGGCGCTCCTCAGCTTCCTCGACTGCAGCCTCGCGGAGCGCAACTACTTCCTCGAGCGTCGCAACTACTTCTTGACCCGCGCGGTCTAACAAACAGGAGATGAAAATGACCAAGTACCAAGACAACAACGGGACGATATTCGAGGCGGACACGCCGGAGGAGCTGGTTCGCTACCTCCACGAGGCGAGCTACGCCCAGGCTGAGAGCGACGCTCTCTTCATGGAGGAGATGGCAGGCAGGATCAGGTTCATGTCAGGCCAGGAAGTGCGTCACTCCTCCTGCGAAGAGTTCGTTCAAGACCTGATCAAGGCCAAGCAGCTCGCGATCGTCGAAGACGAAGAAACGGAGAAGGAAGATGAAGCACAAGACAAGAGCTAAGACGAACGGACGAGAGAAGAGCGGCCTGGTGAAAATCCCGGCCGACGTCCAAACCGGGAAAGTGAGGTCAATGACTATGCACGAGAAGCGGCCGCGACGCAGACTCTACTGGGCCTACGGCTCCAACCTCGACGTCAAGGCTATGCGCTACAGGTGCCCAGACGCGAGGAAGTTCCGCCGGCTCTACGCGACTCAGTGCGAGCTCGTGTTCCGCGGAGTCGCAGATGTGGAGATCGTCGACGACAAGTCGATCGTCACTCCCGGCGGCTTGTGGTGGATTTCTGAGAGAGACGAGAGTGCCCTCGACTCTTATGAAGGCGTGGCCAGCGGCTTCTACGAGAAGCTGTACTTCGACATGGTCATCGACGGGCGACCGCAGGAGATCATGTTCTACAAGATGAAGCGTCACCAGGGCGGCATCGTACCGCCTAGCGCGTCTTATTTCGGTACGATCCGCCAGGGCTACAAAGACTTCGGTCTCTCGGTGGACGCCTTGTTCGGAGCTCTCGAGCGGAGTCACGATCGCAAGACGTGGACGCAGGAGCTGCGGGACCGCTGGCACCGGAAGGGCAAGCAGCCGCTCATGCAAGTGCTGCGATGAGCTGGCTGGGAAATCACCCTGCCTCGAGACACGAGCAGCACGTGGCAGGGTGAAATTCCCCAATGATTTTGACAGAGGAGAAGAAGTGATGCTGTGTGACGAGATGCAGGCGGCAACTTACCTCGCCATCGAGTACCCGAAGTTCGACGCGATCCAGGAGCTGATCAAGGCTTCGAGAAAATTCGTCCTCGCTCCAGATTTCACCGCGGCGGCAGACGGCTTGATCGAGAACGTCAAGGAGCTTGACAGGATCACTCCGTTCTGCCGGCTGCCATTCCCGCTCTGCTGGTTCGAGCTGTGTCAGAGCGAGCGGCCACACTTCATGGCGGCACCGATGCACTACCAGCAGTTTCAGCGACCGCCCAAGCGAGTCGGGTTTCTCTGCTACGCCCCGGAACCTGACAAGCTTTGGAGGTGGATCACGTTCCTGACGTGGTCGGTCAAAGACCCGAAAGACGTGACAAGCAAGATCGGCGACATCACTATGAAGGGCAGGCCCCACAACGCCAGCATGGTCGTCACGTTCTTTGACACGAGAGATCAGATCAAGAACCCGAAGGTAAGGGCGATCGACCACGGGGTCGGGCCTCTCGACGAGACAAGATTAGAAGAGCGAGGCTTCGACCTCCACACGGAAATGCGAGTCGCTCCTTACTGCCCGCCTGAGATCAGCGACATGCTGACTCGCGACACCTCATTCGCTCGCCTGGCTCACAGCGACTGGGGCGGTGAGATCAGATATCTTCTCTCCGTCCTTGGCCTTCTCAACGCCAGGAACGTGGCAGAAACAGAGTGGGTCGACAAGGCGAAGCAAAACAAGAGCCGAGCGAAGAGCGGTCAGCCAGGTCTGTGCAGCCACACCCTCCTGAAGATCAGAACGATGCACAGGCGCTCGTTCCTCGGGAAGCGAGGGTCGGGAACCGGAGAAGACATTCGCAAGCACTTCGTTTCTGGCCACTGGAAGGCGAAGAAGAACGGCCTGTTCTGGTGGAACCCGCACTGGCGCGGCCGCGGCGAAGGCGTCGTGACTCACGACTACGAGGTTAGAACCTGAGGATGACTTCCCCGATGAAGCTATCAATCTTAATTGCGGCTGTAGTTTCCGTGGCTTATGCGCAAGACAAGTATCCTTTCCGCTACGTAGACCCGGATGACAGTAGCAAGCTGTTCGACCCGGCGCCGACTTATCAATCCCCGCCGAAGCCGCTGGCGACAGATCAAGTGCCAGTTGTCAAAAAGACGCCGCGCGTGTCTCGAGTTCAGCTGAAGACGAGCTCCGGCGGCACCATGTTCATCCCGTCAGTCAAGCTATCCGGGCCTTGGGGGTCTACGTCCGTGGAGATGATGCTGGACAGTGGGTCCGGGTCTGTGAAGATAACTGACGAAATCTACAAGAAAGTCGGTGGTTACACAGTTGGTGACAGCCGGATGATATTGGCGGATGGCTCTACCGCCAAGAGCATGACGATCCTGATAAAGAGCGTGAAGGTCGGAGACATCGAGATGCACAATGTGACGGGAACTGTGGGGCCAGGGCCGATGCTGCTCGGGCAGTCGTTCCTGAAGATGCTGAGATCGTGGGCTGTTAACAATCAAGGCGGCTTAGTCATGGAGGAGATACCAGAATAACAAGCTTTAAAGGTTTACTTCGTCTTTATCATGAAGTAGGGTGCTGAAGTCAACCAAGCCATGAAAGAGGAGTAGTACATGCTGGTTCAACTCGAGCGATATTCTCAAGAGAGGGAGCTGCCGGAAGAGCTGCGCTTCATCGCAGTGAACCCGGAGTTCGTCTATGCCGTGGTTCCGAGCGAGCAGCACGAAGGAGCCACCATCATTCGCAGCTCTGACGGTCGCGGGCTGCTGGTGCGCGGCTGCTGGAACGACGTCATGATCAAGATCCACGGCCACTCGCCGTTCGCGGATCAGGTCGCCAGCTAAAAAAAAGAGCGGCGGCGGAGTTGATCCGCTGCCGCTTCTCCCATGCCAGCAGTCATCAACTCACTCGGACCTCCTCCGGAGCGACACGCGGATCGCGTCGTTGCCGAGATTATGCGCAACATGGCAAAGCGTCACGCCTCTGTCGTCTCGGCAGTCACTGAGGCGTTCAAGTCCTCGAGGGACGGAATGCCAAAGGCCCAAAGAAAAATGGCAGAGCGCATCATCAAGGCTGGGGCTTACAGCGTGGATCTCTACCCAGGGAAGCGCGGAAAGTACAAGATGATCGTAGTCGAGAGAGTAGGGTGGAACCCGTTCAAAGAGTCAAAGATCAAGGAAGACGACTTCATCCCGATGAAGCCGCAGATCGTGTTCTACGTCTCACTCATGGAGTCGAAGGGAAACTACAAGACGGACGTGACAAGCTATCCCATGCTGTTTATCACGCATCACGCCATGAGTCGCGCGGCTCAACGTCTCGGGATGAGAGACGAGGCTCAGCTCGAAGAAGCATCTGTCGTCATCTGGAACGCGTCTTACAAGTTCTTATTCAAGAGCCAAGATATAAAGAAGTGTATCGACTCGATGCCTGGTCAAGGGATCAGGTTGCCTCTCGATGATGACAGGCCAGACGTATTCGTCGTTCTCAAGAAGCACGAGAAGTGGGACGCTCTCATAGCGGCTACTGTGATATCGCGAGAAGACAGCGATTAAATGGCTAGTGGAAGTAAAAGTTATAAAGGGGTATATGACCCATCTCAAGAAAAGGAAAGCCGGCGACCCTGATCAGGATCGCGGCGACCTGACAAGGAGCGTACACATGAGCGAGACAGCCGTCACGGAGACCACAGAATATGTCTTGTCGCGAGACAAGGTTCCCTACTCGAGGTCGCAGCGCGAGCTCTTCGCCTTGATCCCGAAGAACGGAGACAAGATCAAGAGCACAGCCCTCGCGAAGCTGAAGGCGAAGAAGCACAAGTGGATCGTCGACAACCCGAACAACGCAGTCAGTGTTCACATGATACACTTGCAGAGTCGCATCAACGCGAACAAGGAGCCGTTCGAGCTGATGAAGACGGATCAGCACGGACCCTACCCGGTCGAGTACTGGATCGTCAAGCGAAGACTGACGCGTCGCAGAACGAGAAGATGATGGACCAGCTGGTGGCATACAAGCCGAAGCTCGATCTCTGGGCTCACCAGCGCGAGGCGCTGGCGAAACTTCTCGAGAAGAAGAACTTCGCTCTCTTCATGGAGATGCGGACCGGGAAGACCGCAACCGTTCTCTGCGAGTTCGGCTATCTCGAAGCCCACGGGCAGCTCAGCGACATGCTGGTCATCGCCCCGGCTGGAGTCTACGGCGTATGGGCCGACGACATCAAGAAGCACTTCTCTGAAGATCTGCTGCGTCGCGCCAAGGTCCACGTCTGGCGAGCTGGTGCCACCAAAGACGAGCGCGACGATCTCAGGATGTTCATGATGAGCCGTGCTCCTCGCATCCTGCTGATGAACGTGGAAGCTCTGAGCATGGTAAAGCGAGCTCGCGACTTGTGTCTCGAGTTCGCGGATCAGCGCAAGCCGATGATCGTCGTCGACGAGTCGACTGTGATCAAGAACATCGAGGCGAAGCGAACTAAGTTCATCGTCAACACGCTGACTCCCAAGGCATCGCGACGACGCATTCTCACCGGGCTCCCGAGCCCGCAGTCACCGCTAGACTTGTTCTCTCAGTTCTGGTTTCTCGACCCTGCGATCATCGGCTTCCCTTCGTTCGTAGGCTTCAAGCGTCGCTACGCTGTCATCCAGCGCAAGCCGTTCGGACCGCGAGGCCGCTACATCGACGTGGTCGTCGGGTACCAGAACACCGAGGAGCTGGCGAAGCGAGTAGCTCCCAACTCCTTCCGCAAGAAGCTATCGGAGTGCTACGACCTGCCGCCGAAAATCTACACCAAGCGCGAAGTGGAGATGACCGAAGAGCAGAAGAGGATCTACGGCCAGATGAAGAACTTCGCGACTGCGAAGCTAGACGAGACTCAGCACGTGACGGCGACGATCGTCATCACCCAGATGCTGCGGCTTCACCAGATCCTCTGCGGCCACACCAAGAGCGAAGACGGCTTCGAAGTCGAGATCAGCGAGAACCGCACCAAAGAGCTCCTCGAAGTTCTCGATCAGCACGATCGCAAGGCGATCATCTGGACCAGCTACGACGCCGACGTCAAGAAGCTGACGAAGGCCATCGGCGAGAGATACGGCGTCGACAGCGTGGCGCGGTTCTGGGGCGGAAACCTCGAGAGCCGCGACGCTGAAGAGGTGAAGTTCAAGACCAACCCGGAGTGCCGCTTCATGATCGGCACCCCGCAAGCAGGAGGGAGAGGAAGAGACTGGAGCGTGGCCGATCTCGTGATCTACTACAGCAATACCACGAACCTCGAGCACAGAGTCCAGAGCGAGGACAGAGCTCACGTCTACGGGAAGGCCAATCAGGTCCTCTACGTCGACTTGATGTGCCCAGGAACGGTCGAGGAGAAGATAGTCGCGGCGCTCCGCGACAAGATAGATCTCGCTACGATCGTCACAGGCGACGACTATCGAGAGTGGCTTATCTAACAACCAGGAGAGGCAAATGGCTAAGAGAGAGTCGAGGGAACTGACGACGATAGACGATCTTCCTGAGCACCGTGCCAAAACGGTCGAGGCAGGGCTGGCCACGTTCCAGCACATGTCGCACCAAGTCGACGAGCTGAGGAAGGAGATCTCAAACTACCAAGACGAGATCTCCAAGATGGAAGTCCAGGTCGAAAGCCTGAAGAGAGTCGTCAAGATCTACGAGGAGCAAGCCAAGTCGTACCAGGCGGAGCGCGACCAAGCGGTCGCGGATCGCGCCGTCTACGAGACGCTGTTCGCCAGCATTCAGGCGATGCTCATCGCCTTTCGAGTCCCGGTAGCTCCACTGGCGCGGGAGCAGTCGAGCCAGTCAGACGACGAGTACGCGAGAGAGCTGACGTCGCGACTCTCCAACGGTCTTCGCGAGGGGCTCGATCACATCGACCGCGAGGCAGGTCACGCGCCGTACGACGGCGGTCACGAGGAGCGTGAGCCGTACTACGACGGAGACAGCCGTCAATGAGAGCTTCACCTACCCTAGCTGACGGTATCATCCGCGAGTCACTTAAGAAGAAATCGAGAGTGTCGAAAGCTTGCGGTCGGATCGTCGCCGAGGCGCGAAAGTTCGTCCTCGACAAGGAGGCGTCGTCGTTCCTAGCCGATCTCTCTCACGCAGCTTTTGACGTCACCATCCCTAACGAAATGAAGATCAGGCATCTCGACCAGGCGCGAGTTCTCTCGCGCCTTCCTCACTCCAAGACGTGGATCGAATATGACTCGAAGGAATTTCGCCGCCGGACCCTCGAGGCTTACACGGGGATGGTCAACAGCTCCGAGGGCGGAGGTCTTTGCCACCAAGACGAAGTCGTACCGCGGATCGGCTGGTACCTGGAGAAGATCAGTGATAACGTATTCACCTGCCTCACAGCAGTGGAGTTCGAGGCAGGCGTCTGCGACATGATGCCGTATATCATCGCCTGGGCGGTGGATGACTCCAACATTCTCGAGTCAAAGCTTCGCACAAAAGGGATGACTCTCGACGAAAGCAGAGAATATGACTCGTCTATCTGCACTGGAGTCCAGTCATACCGATCGAAGAGCGTAGTCATAGAGTTCGACGAGCGATTCGTCAAAAGCAAGGAGACGGCGTTCAAGCTGGCTAGCGAGTTCACTGGCGAGATACGCTTCATCTGGGCTTTGCTCTCGACGATCAATGACATCCCGATCGGAAGAAAGAAGATCATTCAGGATCGCGGCTTCATCACTCCAGCCGGTAGATACAAGCGCTTCACAGATTACGAGATGATCAGCATCAGTCTCCCGAAGGGACGCGCTCCGCAAAGCGTCGCCCGCGGCGCGGTAGAGATGAGCCGGCGCAGAGCCCATCACGTGCGCGAGCACTGGAGAAGAGACTTCAGGAACCCGCTCCATCCCCTCTGTGAGCACATTTACGAAACCGAGGAAAACGGCAGTATCCACTGCACCCTGTGCCAGGGTCGCAAGATCTTGGTCGAAGAGAACCAGCGCGGCGACGCCAGCCTCGGCTTCGTCTTGCATGACTACGCCGTGACCCACGACGAGTCTGATCAGCCGTAAAAGTCGCCTCCGCGCAAGCGGCAGGCTGGGGATAACTCGGGCGACTCGGGCAAGATTACGGAAATTTAATCTTGGGTAGACGCGCCAGGAGGGGCCTCCCTCGAGACCCATATTACCCTACCTGCCCCTCCTGTTTGATGAACCACGACGCATCCTACAGCCTCGAGACTGACGCGGCGGGTCGGGTTCCCTCTCTATTCGGCTTACCTTAACCTACCAGGGTAGGGTAGACAAAAAACGAGCCAGGACCGGCCCAGGAGAAAGCCGGGAGCCTGGCTCGAGTCGAGGGAGGCTACTAAAACCTAATAATTTATCAGCCGCTCACGGGATCGGCTGCGGGTCGCCGACGACGCTGATGGTCCCGGCCACGGCTTCGCCTGACACCATGTTGATATCCAGCGTCGTGATCAGCTGCTTGACTCCGGCTCCGAGATCCGCGTCGGCAGTCGCGACAACTTGAGCAGCGCTCAGCGCTCCTTGCGGAGTCACGGTGGCGATCGTCGAGTCGTCAGGGTCCACGGTGACTTTCAAGACAGCTGTGTTGCTGGAAGCCCACGTGACGTCTCCGTCGACTACGGCAGGATTGCCCTTGGCGTCGACGTAGGCGACCTGGACTTCGATGAACTTGTCGATTGGCAGTGTGTAGGCCATGTAGTCTCCTTTCGCTGTTGCAGTGAAACCTTCGTAAGTGACTCTTATCACCGTGTGAATGCGATGACTGAGGAAGCACCATATCATCGATTCTATCAGATCTCCATCTATCATGGCCGCTCTCCGCATGTCATGATGAGCTGAGCGATGAGATCGTCTGCTCTCTCGAGATCATTGGCAGTGCGAACAGCCAGGCTCGAGATGAGCCAGTAGAACACGATCAAGAAGAGAATGTTGACTGCTATCAAGCTCAGCGCCAGCGGCTGAGTCTTCATCGTCTCTGCGACGGACACGAGCGCCTTGCTGACATCTTCGAGGAGACCTGGGCTCACGGCAGCTCCCCTGAGTTGACTGGGAACACGATCTCGACTTCGTCATCTGTCTCGATGCCAAGGCGCTTCATGAGGCCTGGAGAGATGTCGGCGACTCGGCTCGTATCGACGTGCGGCCCCCAGTCGGCAGGGTGAGCCAGCTCTGATCTCCCGCTCTTGACAGCCCTCACCCTGGCTAGCACGTTGCTGCGGAGAAAGTCTTTGCTGAACACGTCGTAGTCCCATCTCATGGCGATGTAATCTTCGTCAGGGTCGAGGCGCCGAGCCAGCCCGGTCGTGTTCTCAGGCTGCTCTGGGAGAAACAGGTGCGGCTTGTCTTCTACTGAGTAGAGAAAGGCGAGACCCTCGTCAGGCGACACCCCTGTGTCGTCTGGCCCGCCGAACCAGCTCACTCGACCCTTGGCGTGCATAACTTGCGGCGACACCGGACCAGCCACCATGGCGATGGCCTGGCAGATGAGATCGAAGTTCTCTTCGTAAGCGTCTACGTCTGCCTCGGCGTCTACGAAGCAAACCTCGATCAGGATAGCAGGCTCGTCAGTCTTGTTCAAGAAGTAGAGATCGGTCCTCTTGTGAGCTCCTCTGTTGATCAACCCGCCTGACTCGGAAATTGCGGTAGAAACTTTAGCGGCTAGCTGCTCCTGAGTCAGGTACAAGACTTCCGTCCCTCTGCCTCCTTCAGTAGGCAGGTAGCAGTTGAAGTGTACCGACACGTCTAGGTTGCGCTCCTGGGAGTTGTGGAAATTGACTATCGTCTTCAAGTTCTCATCTTGAGTCTTCGACGTGTCGTCGTGGAACTCTACGGCGCTGTGGCCGAGGCGATTGAGGTGACCTACGACTTTCGATACGACACGACGCGCCTCGTCTACTTCATCTATGAGAGCGCTAGCGCCTCTGACGTGGAGGCCATGGCCTGATGATATGACCATCTTCATTCTTCTTCTCCTTTGGAAGAAATCGCTTAGGTACGTGCGGCTTGTGCGGCTGGACACGATGCCAGGCTCTGCGAATAATGGCTCGAGCGCTCTCGCAAAATCTGCACGTCATTGCGTCATCATCGATGTTCTCGGGTTGATCCTGACGAAAGACCTTCTCGAGTATGGCGATCTCTCGACTTCGCTCTCCTTCAGAAGTGCTGCCGCCATCGGGTCTGAGTGGACTCCTATGCTTCCCTCGAGGAGGGTCTGGGTTATCCCGCTCGCCGTCACTCTCCAGTAGTCTGTGTACGCGCCACCTGGTATCGCAGTCGAGTGGGCCGCGTCTATCTTCACGACGCACTCACCGGGGTCAGAGCCTAAGCTGATGACGAAGTCACCAGGCTGGACTGCCATGCTGCCGTTGGAGCCGATCAGAGCCCACAAGATCGTGGCAGTCGTGAGATCTATGGGGTTGCCGCCAGTGTCGAGCATCGTAGCGTTGAGCTGCCAGTCGTCGCCGGCGACCAGCTCGACTCTCTTGTGTATGTTCATGTCTATCTCCCGACGAAGCGGATCGATCTCTGCTGCCTACCACGCGACTGCGACTGTTGAGCGACTCCGGTGAGACCAGGAGGCGCTCGCGAGGTGCCAGCAAAAGTTGCGACTCGCGACACCTGTCCTACGCCTGGTCGGAGCGGTGAGACCTGGCCTGTCATGTGGACCGCGTACGGGGAGAACGCGGTGCCAGACGACGCCTTGACAAAAAATGACCCTGCGCCAGAGAGAGCCGCTGCCGCGGTTCTGATCACGGTGGCATTGACGTATGCCGCGCCGACTCCGTCGAGCTCCGCGGCTCCGCGCCACAAGAAGAGCTGGCGCTCGCCGACGACGAGAGACCCGGCGCCGGCAAATGAAGCGCCGACGCGAAGCGGCCCAGTAGCTCGAGCCGCCAGCGAGCTAGACCCTGCGAAGACAGCGGCTCCGGCTGCGATCTCTCGCGCAGATGCCGACAGAGAGCCAGCGCCGGAGAAGATAGCTGCGTCGCCGAGGATCGGCTTGGCAGAAGCCGATAGCGACCCAGACCCGGCGAGGAGAGCCGCGCCCTGCCACTGCTGGGCGTAGACTTGCGTCTCGCTGACTATCAGAGACCCGGCGCCGGCTAGAGAGGCGCCAGCTGCCAAGACGCTGGCAGAAGCCGATGCGAGCGACCCAGAGCCTGAGAAGAGAGCGGCCCCGCCCCACATGGTCTGGGTGCCAGTATTAGCCGCCAGCGACCCAGAACCAGAGAAGAGAGATCTCGAGATCTCCACGAGAGCTGCTTGCGACGACGCGGCACCAGATCCGGCGAAGCTAACCGAAGTCGCCGCGAGGTCGTAGGCATATGCCTGGCACGTGCCTGCGCCAGCGAATATGGCACCGCTGTTCCGCAGCACCTGGGCATTGACGCCGACGGAGCCTGAGCCCAGGAGTGACGCGGAAGCGGCGTCAAGGCCGCCAGCTGAAGCCGCCAGCGATCCCGACCCGGAGAAGAGAGCTGCTCCGTTCCAGAGCGCGTTCTGGCCCGGGTTCGCCGACATCGTGCCGACGCCGGCGAGAGACGCGCTCGTCGTCGCGACTTCTGTAGCCGTCGCTGCCAGCGACCCGGAGCCGGCTAAGATCGCGGCGCTGCCGAGGATCAGCTGCGACGATGCCACGAGCGAGCTCGAGCCTGCGAGCGCGGCTCCGTCAAGCTTCTGGGTGGTGCCGCTCGCTGCGAGAGACCCTGAGCCTGAGAGGGAGCAGCTCGATGCCTCGAGGAGAGCGGCTTGAGAGACAGCAGAGCTGCTGCCGGCGAAGACAGCAGACGCCGGCCACTGGGTCAAGCCTGAAGACGTCAGCGCGCCAGCGCCGGCGAAGACAGCCGATCCAGATGCGACGATCTGAGCAGGTGCCGCCAGCGAGCTCGAGCCAGCGAAGATAGCAGCGTCAGTCCACTGGGTCTGGCCAGCTGACGTGAGAGACCCGGCTCCGGCGAAGACTGCTGCGCCGGCGAATCTCTGATACTCGCTGACTGCCAGGGAGCCAGCGCCGGCGAACGTAGCCGCGCCTTGCCACGTGACTCCGCCGACGATCTGCTGCTCGTTGACGGCGAGGCTGCCAGCGCCGGCGAAGATAGCTCCGTCGAGCCACTGCGGCTGAGCGCTCGCCTGGAGAGATCCGGAGCCAGAAAGAGTAGCCGTCGCAGCGGCAACGATTTGCACCTGCGCGGCTAGCGTGCCGCTCCCTGCGAAAACGGCACTGACAATCCGCAGCGGCTGCTCGCTGACGACGAGCGACCCTGAGCCTGCGAAGCTCGCTCTCGCAGACTCGAGATCTGACGCGCTGCTGGTGAGAGATCCTGAGCCAGCGAAGGTGGCGGCACCCTGCCACGTCGTCGCTCCACTACCAGGAATGACAGTCGCGTTAGGTGGCCCTTTCCCAGGAATTGCTTTGAAGCAAGAGACTACAGCAGACCAGTCGGCTACGCTAAAGTTATCAGCTTCTGCCCTAACCGATCCAGCCGCAACAACGTCAGTGCCGGAAATAGAGATAAAATCGGCAGAACCCTGGTTAAAGGTCCAGGTTGTTGTACCGCTATTAGAAGACGCAACAATTGAAGCTGCTGAATAAACGCCGCCAATCGTAGTATCTAAGTAGATTTGATTTGCACTGCCAGGAGAACAAGTAAATGAATTAGAAGTATTATTGCCGAATGACGTCACTGCATAGGTATAATTTCCGTTGCCAGTCATAATCGCTTGACTGAGCGTCGTCTGGGTTGAGGCTCCAGCGTTGCTGGCAAAATGCGAGAATGTCGCAGCGCCGCCAGTTTGATTAACGTTTTGGAATGAAGCTCCTGCCGCATCCCATTGCGTAATAGTACCAGAAGACCAAGAGAGCGCGAGGGTCTTAGCACCAGCAACTAGATTAACAACACCAACCAAAACTGTGAGTGATGCCGAAGCAGTATCTTTAATAGAGCCGATAACATAGACACCGGCAGAACTTCCGTTGTAAGTTGCAGAGAATCCAGATGGAAGCGAACTATACCCTAGGCTGAAGCTAAAAACAGCGGCTGAGTTAACTAGGCCAGAGCTAACTGTCAGTCCAGTATAGTTGATTGGCGATGTCAGCGCCGTTGTCGAGCTTTGCTTGGTCCCCGTAACATCAAGCGTAACAGAACCACCACCAACTCCATTCCCATAGTGCCAGTAGCAGTTGACAGTGCTCCCAGCGATATCCGACTCGAGATATGTCCCTGCCACACCACCGTCAGAAGTTCCGGCTGGAACGTTGAAATATGGGTTGGTGATAGGACTGGCATTGATGTGCTGAGCGAACCACAAGTCACCATTGGCGACTGTACTCGCAACTTCGTTTATAATTTCGTTAGCGGCTGCTGATATCTGTGAAGAGTACCCGTAGAAATCAGTCCCAGCTCCGGCGGTATCTCCTCCTTTGAAAGAGATGGCGATGACGAAGAAATTCGAGCTGCTGCCGGTCCACGACAGTTGGAGATTCTTTGCCCCAGGGGTCGGGTTGAGAAGCCCATATAGACTGTTGGTAGCTGCGCCACTATGCAGACCAGCCGGAGTTCCCAGACGAGTCATCACCTGATTGGTGCCGCCTTGGTCCCAGGTGACCGTGACTGTGCCTACGGCAGTACTCTCGTATATAAGACCAACTATTAAGTTGGTGGCTCCAGCTCCAACGGTAATTTGATTGACTGGAACTTGCGGTGACGTCGCACCTGTGTAGAGGCTGTGTCCTGCGCGGCCAGTGGTTGAGCCAGCGCTGATGGCGTCGACTACAAGAGGATAAGTAGGCGACCCGTAGAGACCTGAGCCGCTGAAAATCGTCAGAGGAAGATTAGGCCCGAGCTTCTGTGTCTCGTTGACACTCAGCGAGCCAACGATAGAGCCTGTGCCCTTACCGGTATTAGCGACCATGGCGTCAGGCCAGTGTTATCGTGAGGGCACCCGAGGCGAACGAGATAGTGTCACCGGAAGAAAAAGTGCTAGAAGCCGAGAGCTGTCCGTAAGCCAGCCGCGTGCCGCCGGACGAGGCGTTCCAGAGGTTCCACGCGTTCGGCTTGCTGGCGGCTGCCGTGATCCTCGTGGTCGCCGAGAACGTGACAGCTCCAGTATTGGTCGCAGATCCAGCCGGCGACACCGCCGCTCCAAAGGCGATCGCGAGTCGCGTGCTGGCGAAGCCTGTGACTAGCTCTGAGGCGCTGGCAGACGTCGGCGTGCCAGCGGCGAGGCCCAAGAACCTTGAAGCTGGCTGCGTCGGCGTCGCGCCACCGAGGCACCAGTCCAGCATGGCCTTCTCGGCCCACGGGTCAGCGGGCACGTCACGAGCCTTACGCCAACGTGATGAGCAGCGAGCCAGCGGCGATGACGAGCTGATCGCCAGGTGCCACTGTTCTCGGAGTCGTCAGCGTGCCGTACCACAGCATGTTGCCGGTGTTGCTCGACCCTTGAGTGTCGAAGAGAACGAGACCGGTGATGCTCTGAGCCGACGAGAACGGGCCGAAAGTCACAGCCGAGTTCAGCGTAGCCGAGCCGGCAGGAGAAACGGCAGCCGCAAAGACCGCCGTCTGCCTCGTGTAACCTGACCCGGTTCCCAGCTCCGAGGCCGAGATGCTCGACGGAGCGCCGAGCCCAAGAGCGAGGTAGCGCGAGGTCGGCTGCGTCGCAGCGGCTCCTCCTAGCGTCCAGTCAAGCATCGCTTTCTGCGCGTAGGCGGCAATATTCGCCATTGTCAGGTTCCTTCTTCCAGAGTTGAGATATCGTCAGCATCAGCTTCTCAACGGAGATGTCAGAGATGCAGGCGGCTCCGTTTCCTTCGCGATTTGCCTTGCACGTGTCTTTAACGTCGTGAAGGCGATGACACGGCCAGCACGCTACCTCAGAACCAGCGTGAAGAGTCGTCGTGTTGACCCAGTGCTTGGTGACGTTCTCAGGCGACGCGTGGCTCAGCATGACGATCTTAGGCATCTTCTCGAACGCCACAGACCAAGCCGGGCCGGTGTCAGGAGTCACTACGAGATCGCAAGCCATGGCGAACGCCAGGCCGCGGCGGATCGGCCACGACTTGTTGTCTGCTTCAGGGCTGATCGCCACGTGAAGGCCGGCCTCGCTCCCGTTCTGTCGCCTCACGTGATCTTGTATCGTCTGGGCCATCTCGAAGTTCTTGCCGGGAGCGCCCAGGAGAACTACCGGGGCGCCGATCTCCTTGATGATCCTGGCTACGACCATCGGGGAATAAGGGTAGATCTTGTCGAGTCGCGTGCCTGACAGGCACCACCCGATAACCTTATCTCCGATCCTCGACTTCGTCTCTGCTGCTACGCTTCGCTCCCCGTCTGTCGGGAAGAACAGCGACCCGAACTCGTACGGGACTTCCATGATGTCGTGGACGATCTCGAGATAGTTCCTGTTGCACATCTTGCGTCGCATCGACGGAGGCCACCAGAACGCCGTCTGAGCCGGAAGAAGCGCTCCTAGCGTCTCGCAGGAGTGCGACAGGTTGCCAAACTTCGCGTATTCCTTGGCCCTGACGGCGAACCACATCTGCCAGTCGTTCTGGGTTTGGGGAATGTCCTCAGGAACTTTGATCGTCAGCTTGTCTACGCTAGGGTTGTTGACGAACACCGAGGAATACGGCTCCTGGGATATCACCTCGACTCTGTAACCTTGCTTCTTCAAAGGGGCGAGAACAGATGCCGCTATCAAGTTGTCGCCGATGCCTCCCATGCGGCAGACACCGGCCCAGTTCTGGGCGCTTGGAAGAGACTGATCTACCGGAGGGAAGCTGATCAGAAGAGACTCTTCTAAATCGACTTTCTCGAGAAGCTCTTTTATCGGCAGAGTCGAGGTGATGAGCTCCATGTTCATGACACGACCCCGCTGGTATCCTGCGGAGTCTTGATCTCCCGCCACCTAGGCATCTCCACGGATCTCGACGTAGGCACGCACAGCATGTTGGCAGAGACCGTCTTGCCGAAGATGTTGTCTACGGTCCCAAAAAAGTTCTCTGGGTTGAACAGCGGAGAGATGTGCCAGAAGAGCCTGTAGTCTGCCACCATCAGCTTCTCGATGAGCTCCTCAGATTTAGCTTCGCGATCGTTCTCGACGTAGAGCACAGGCTTGTATTTGCGAAGCGAATCTTCGGCTCCGTCGATGACTTCGGCTTCCATTCCCTCGACGTCTATCTTGACGAAGTGCAAGGCGTCAGGAGCGATCCTGTCGATCGTCGTGATCGGGACTCTGTCCTTTCCGGCGCCTCCGAGACTGAGACCTCCGAAGTTTCCGTGCTGGCTGTAGTCTATGGCAGGAACGGCGATCGTGCCAGACTGCCGCCCCAGAGCTCCGTGCATGACGTAGGTATTGGTGATGCCGTTCAAGGCAAGATTGCCGTTGAGCATCTGATATAATTGACGCTGCGGCTCGACTGCGAACACCACACCAAGAGATCCAACCGCCTTTGACAAGAATATCGTATGAGCTCCGATGTTGGCTCCGACGTCAATCGCTGTCATCCCTGGTCTGATGATCTGCTTCCACACTTTCTGCTCGTTCTCGCAGTACTCTCCGTAGAGATCAAGCGAGCGACCGATGTAGACGTCAGTCTCCAAGAACATCATCTTTCCGTGCTTGCAGTCTTTGATCTTGATCGGAATCATCTTCTCCTCCATCTGTCACTGCGGGGAAGTGTCGCGCCAGCCAGTCGAGATCTCGTCGCCCAGGGTTGGGCTCGTACCAGCCGTTGCCTGTGTAGATGTTCATCACAGACCAGAAGTACTCGTCGTACATCTCTCCTACGCGATCGAGAGAGAAATTTCGCGAGGCCCAGTCGTGGCATGTCTTGCGGCTCAGCTTACCTACGTTGTCGACGGCCCAGATGAACTGCTCGAAGGTGCGGCACCTAAAGCCAGTAACGCCGTGGATCACGTTCTCGGCGAAGGCGCCCCAGTCAGAGCATATGACAGGAGTGCCAGAGAGCATGGCTTCGACTGAGGCACCGCAGAAAGGCTCGACGAACAGCGACGGCGCCAGCAGCGCTCGCGCCCCTGACAGAAGCTTTCTTCGCTCGGCAGGACCGAGAAACCCGACGTAGTCTACGTGGGACGGCTTGACTTCCATCGTTCCGGCACCGGCTACGACAAGAACTCTAGAAGACACTTGAGATACTTCGAAAGCTATGGTGATTCCCTTCCCGTCGGCTCCGATAGATCGCATGCCGAGAAACGCCAGGTAGTGACCAGGAGTCTCCGAGAACGTGAAGTCTTCAAGATCGTAGTAGTTAGGTATGACGACGTCGTACCACCACCCATTGCCGTTGGCTGTCGCCACCGCGTCGAGGCCGCGATAGGCGTGAAGCATCGCGTAGCTCTCGAACACTTTGAACTTGGCGAAGTGGGCTCGCGGGTAGCCGATCCCGGCTTCTACGTGGATCATGTCCTGGTGCTGATCCGATATGGTCTTGTGAGTCGCCCACATGCAGATGAGAAAGTCGCGCGGCTGCTTTCGCTTCTGGATCTCGATGACGGCATTTCGCGCGAACTTGCGATACGTCTCGTCAGTCTCGTCATATTTTCCAGACAGCGTAGGAGGCGAGATGTCATCTGCGTTGGTGACAGTCACGTGCTCGTCGCACGACACTTTAGACAGCTCGTTGCCGTAGTGGGTCACGTGGTGACCGCGAGCCTTCATCATGGCGCAGAAGTTAACCACCTTCTGGGTGAACGCGCAGCCTGAGTAATCCTTGCTAGATGCAGTGTGCGGGAGGCCGAGAACGTGAAAGCGATATCCCATGCGTCACCACTTGATCGCGTCGATGTCGCCGCCATTGTCTAGCTTGGCGAGGAGATCGGCGCGATGGCGCTGGGCCACGAGAATCGCGCTGCGGAAGTCTGCGAAGACTTTTCTCAACTGAACGAGCGTGTGCTTGCGTAGCGCCCAGGCGTCGTCTTCGTCGCGGCACCACACCGGAGTTGTTTTAAGCCCGTGAACGACGGCAGCCGTGATCTCGGCTTGGTCGATCAGATAGAAGTGAGGAGTTCCAAGCGCCGACGACTCGAGCTCCCCGTAGGCTTGAGCCACGTAGGCCTGCTCGATCTCCGCTCGCTTGACTTCTTCCGGGCTGATCTTCTTCTTGACAGGCTGGCGGGTTTCCTGCGCCGAGAGCAGTTTTGAGATCCGCTCGATGATCTCGTCGCCGAGCGGCCACCTGATCTCTCCTCCGCCGACGACGCTGATGCCATCCTGGATGGCGTGTCGCACGCCTTGCTGATAGATTCTCTCGATGGCTCCGTCAGGAAGCTCAGGCAATACTTCTCCGATGCCTACGCTGACGCAGTCAAGATGAAAGTTCTCAGGAGTGTCGTGATAGAGGCCTGCGTCGGTGCGAACCCACACCCTGTCGATCTGATGATGAACTTCTGCGATCATAGACACACCATGATGTTGACGTGCGTTCGCGGCGAGAGAATCGATGCCGCCGCGCTGCCTCCAGTGGGAGTGGCGTAGTTAGACATGTCACCAACGTAAGTCGGAAGCTGGCCAGCGATGTATGAATAATATGGCGTACCAGCGATGTTTGACTGATAACCCTGCACGTTGTGAGGATGGCTGACGAGCTCTGACGTAGTCTGCGTGTGAGTCTCGGCACCGCTGTTCGACCCTAGCGCTCGCGAGGTGAGGCCGGTGCCGGCGCCAGCGACAGCGAGCTCGCGGCCTAGCGCTTTCGGCAAGACCATCCTGCAGTGAGCTGCCCAGGCTGCTGCGGCAGAGCCCTGAGCGGCCCGCGTCGTGGCAGAACCAGTAGAAGTCTGCAGCGGGACGTCAGCGTCGACCGTGTTACTGAAGAACAGCGTGAACAGGTTGATGCAGTCGGCGTTCGCGCGCGTGGTAGCTCCAGACGATGCGTCGCCTATGGAGCCGTCGTTCATCATCACGAAGCCAGCGTCGGCTACGATCTTGAAAGTAGGCTTGATGTCGCCTGTGGTGAAAGAGATCGGACCAGCAGGTCCGACCGGGCCGGTGGCTCCTTGAGGTCCGGCGAACCCGGCGGCGCCAGTAGCACCTGTCGCGCCGCCTGGCGATCCTGATACGCCGGTGGCACCGGTCGCGCCGCCTGGCGATCCCTGCGGGCCGGTCGACCCAGTGGGCCCTGTAGCTCCGGCCGGCCCGACGATCCCCACCCCGCCGAGGCCTTGCGCACCTGTCGCGCCAGTTGCTCCCGTCGGGCCGAGCGGGCCTGACGGACCAACAGGAGGAACTTCGATGACTACGCTCATGACAGCGTGATCGCCTCGAGAGCTTCAGGAGTCCTTGCCTTCTCGATCTGCTCGAGAAGAGCGGCGTACTTGTCGTGAATCGCAGCTATGATGGCGCGACCATCTTTGTAAGCAGCTTGCATCTGCGGCCGCGTGTGGGGCCGCATGGCCCATGTTCCCTTGCCGTCACGGCACCATATAGTCACGTTCCAGTCGTCAGGCTGGAGCACCATCGACGCGATCATGTCGATCTGATCCAGCGGAGACCCGCCGTAGAAGTGCTTAGAACCTAGAGCAGACGACTCGTAGCCGTCGAAGATCGCCATTCTTCGCGATCTCTCCCACTGAGTTCGCTTCTTCTCCTTGAGAGCTTCCACCGAAGTCTTCGGCGGGTTGTCGATCTGGCTCGCCTTATCGCGCCACATAGCGATCGCGAACACGAACTCTGAGAAGTTAGTTATAGGCTTGTTAGGCTTGTACTCGTCGGCGTGGCCAAACGGATCTTGTGTGTACTCGACCCAGCCTTGACCGCGAGCCTCGTGCCACTGCACGACTGAGATGCTCTTGTCAAGCTGCGAGAGATCAACAGACAGAGCTCTGCCGTCGACGACGACGACGTTGTCAATCCTGTTGAGAGTTACGATCATGACGCGCTCTGAGCCGGGCACCCTGCGCATGCCTCGTCTGCGCTAGGGCACTCTTGAGTGTACGGTGTCGCCTTCCCGTCGAAGACGTCTGTCACGTTACCGTCTTGATCGCGAACGGCGAACACGCAGTAGTAAGTCGTGTTGTCTTTGATGGCCGTGAAGCGATGCTCGACGTCTTTAGCTATCTCGAGGATCATCGGAGCCATGCAGTCGCGCGGAGGCTTCCCTGCTATCTCGCATCTCACGCCTCCAGTAGCCACGATGGTGACGTGATCGAAGTTGTGCTTGTGCCCTTGATTCGCCTGACCTGCTCGAGGGAGCCTGTGAAGGCGAATCCACACGTTCCCCGCGAAGGCGCCTAGCTCCTTCCACTGACCTTCCCAGTGATCCATCATCTGATCCTCGCTACCGGCGGAACGAAGTCTTCGAAGCTGAGCTGATCATCGTCGACACGACACGGGCTCGACATACCTTTGGCAACTAAGTTGCGAAGCGTCTCTGTCGCAGCAGCAGCTCCGCGCGTCTGATGAGCGTTCTCTACAAGAAGATGCGGCAAGACAGCGACCCCGCAGCGCCACTGATCAACTTCGGCTCCGGTATTTCTCTCTATGCCACGGATCGCGATCCACCACGGGCACGTGTGGCAGACCTGATGCATCGGCTTCTGACGAAGCGGGCAGATGAGGCCGTTCTTGTCTGCGTGAGGTATCTGTGACATAACTAGTTCTTCGTTGCTATCAGCGAGTCGACGTACTTGATCGCCGTGACGATGCTATGCGCGTGTGAAGAGCCCGAGCCAGCGCCGCCGGTATTGCCGCCGTACGCGCTGCCCTCGTAATAGCTGCCGCTCGCTTTGTTATGAGCGCCGAGAAGCGTGTCAGATTCTTGCGCGTGATAGTGCGGCGCCATGGTAGCCGTTGTGATCGTCGTATTACCAACGACCGTCTGAGTATTAAATGTCGCAACAAAACCATTTGTGCCTCCAGAGCCTGGAGTAGTCGATCCTACGATACGAAGAAGACAGTCGTCGTAAGTCGTGACGCGAGTCCAGCCGGTAGGAGCGGCCGACTGTATGAACAGCATAGCACTCGTGGCAGGAATTTGGGTAGGCCCGGCTGGCCCTATCGGGCCGGTGGCACCCTGGGGACCAGCCAGAGAAGGCCCGGTAGCGCCGGTGGCTCCGCCTGGGGAACCAGATACCCCGGTGGCTCCTGTAGCACCACCGGGGCTTCCTTGCGGCCCTGTAGACCCGGTAGGACCTGTCGCTCCGGCCGGCCCGACGATCCCCACCCCGCCGAGGCCTTGAGGGCCGGTGGCTCCTGTCGCACCGACGGGGCCGAGAGGCCCAGAGGGGCCGATCGGAGGAACCTCGAGAATAACGTTCTCGACGTTGTTGGAGATCAGCGTGATCCGCGGCGCGCCGATGCCGCCGAGATTGAAGCGAGGAGTCTCGCCTGCGCCGTTGGTCATCGCGTGGTGCCCTCGACGACTGTCGCGGTACCTTCCCACATTCGCTCGACGAGACCATTAGGCATGACTCTCACGAGATCTGTCACGAACGTGCCAGGCCACAGCCTCGCCAGCTTATCGCGAGTCATAGTTATCGTGAACGCCCCGTTTACGGCGTCGATCAGAGCTATCCCGCTGCCAGGAGAAGAGACAGAAACGACAGCCTCGTGGTCAGACTCCTGCTCTCTGATCTCGAGCATGAGAGTCGACCCGGTGAGATCTATGGGGATGACGCTAGTGCCGTCTGAGCTAGGAGTCCCGTAGATGAACGGGACGACCCAGTCCTCGTTCTGGGCTATGTTCATCACGCCTGTGTAGTAAGCGGGACCGCCCATCTGTCACTCCGGCCATTTGATCGCTTCAAAGTCTTTGGCGTTAGTAACCATTTCTATCTGCCGATAGACTTCTCCCAGCTTCTCTTGAGCGCTGTTGTTGTTCTTGTCATAATTTGTCAATTGAAGTCTCTTAGCGATAGCGCACATCTCACGCTGCTTGCTCGCCTTCTTCTCGTAGAAGCCGTCGGCTGGAAAATTTCTCTCGTACTGCATGGACAGCATCGCAGGGATCGCGGCTATGATCTGATCTCCAAGATCCCACGGCATAGGCTCGTCGCTGATCTTGTGCAACGTCCCTTCAACGATGCTGTGACTGACACCTTTAACGTAGATGCGACCACGAACAGTAGGAGGAGCAGAAGGAAGATCTGGAAGCTTCTGGCCAAAGTCTTTAGCCAACCCGTCCCACGTGTCCATGTAGTTGCCACCTGGACCCGAGACACGAACGGTGTAGTACCACTCTCCACCGTATCCCATGCGCTTCATCTGATCTATCTGAGGAAGAGGCATCTTAGTACTCCACTACTACATATCCTGGAGCGCCATAAGCGCCTATAGTTGGCGCGTAAGTTCCAGCTCCTTCACCTCCACCGCCAGGAGCCTGAGCAGTCTCCGATCCTGTCGCGTCACCGGTGTTGCCGCCGCCGCCGAAGCCACCTCCACCAGCACCAGCGCCGCCAGAACCACCGGCTTGATACGGGTCGGTGCCAACTGGAGCGTGCCCGAACTCTCCGACGAGATTGAAGTCACCGCCGGAGCCTTGACCAGGGAAGCCGCCGATCGGCCCGCCTGGTCGGTAGGTGTCGTCTTTCCCTCCGATGCCGCCGCTTGCGCTGCAGAAGCCGCCGAACGCAGAGCCAGTGCCATTCGGAGCGGAGACAGAACCCCAGGCTCCGCCGGCTCCTCCTTGACCTATCGTAACTGCTATGACGAGGCCAGGTTGAACTTGGCAGATGCGCTCAGAGAATCCTCCGCCTCCTCCGCCGGCACTGGCTCGGCGTCCTGGCACGGTTCCATTACCTCCTCCGCCGCCGCCCCACACCTTCGCGCGGAGGCGATAGATGCCGTTCGGTACGGTCCAGTTCTGGCTCGACCCGAAAACTAAGAGAGCGTGCGGCGTCGGGAAGGTAGACCCGCCTGAGACGACGAGAAACTGCACGCCGTCGAAGACCAGCATGAGAATCGATCCGCCGGTGATGTCGGCTTGCTGAAGCGGAGTCAGCTGGCCGTCGTTTCGCACGACGGCTTTCGCCGCGAGCGCGTTGACGCTGATCTGCGTCGTCGTCGTGTTGGTGTTCGCCACCTTCACCAGCAAGGCGTCTCCGGCATTGAGAGCAGTTATGGCCGGAGAGAAGTTCGCGATGATGGTGTTAGGAGCCGAGCTCGTGTCGACGCAGTACGGCAGCTTGACTAGGAACGTGTTGTTGGTGCCACCGCCGCCGCCGCCTTGGCCGAGGAAGTTGACGATTTGCCAGCGCGTGCCGTCGAACACGAACTCTGTGACAGAACCAGCCGGGATGTCATTGCTAAGCGGGTAAGAGCCGTCAGGCCTCACGACAGGAGCCGGGCCGCACCCGGCATCCATCGTCAAGGTCGTGTGCGACGTGTCGTTGATGTTCGCAAACTTCACTTTGACGCGCGCGAACAATCCGGGGAAATAGCTACCACCAGCAAGCGTCGGCGCGAGCGCGATCACCATCGCGTTCTGCGTTCCGCTGTCGACGGCATAGCTGACGCCGCCGCTTTGCACGGCCTTCGCGAGTTGCTGTAGATCGCCGTCGTTAGGCGAGAGCCCAGATAGCGATATCATCGCCACAAGCTCGCGCTGCGGCTCCTCGAAAGCTGCTGCCGGAGGGATAGATCCTTCGACGCCTGTTGCCGGGTTCCCGTTCACGTAGCTCGCATTCGGGTCGGTGACGCCGTAAGGAGGCTGGTACCTCATAGTGCGAACCTTTCCTAAGGTGTTCCTGCCATGGGGTTGTCACCCCAACCAAGACCGGAGTAGTCAAAGATAACTTGAGTGTGAGCAGGCTTCCAGCGATTGATCAAGCACTCGAGATCCAAAGCTTTCCCGATGCGAAGGTGAGGGTCGACACCTGCTTGCCCTTTCGAGGCTCTGAACCACGTCAGCTTCCCTGTGCCGACATTAACAGTCCAGTAGAATCTCATCTCCTTCGGGCCGATGTACCAGCGGTACTCGCCTACGAGAGGGTTTGGATCTAGCGGCGGCTTGCGAGTGTCACCGACTCTCGAGACGCCAGCCATGAACGGAGCGAACTCGTGGATCGTTATCGTGTACCCGAGTCGCGCAGCCGCCTGAATGAAGAAATCCCGCGACTGACCGCCGAGAAGCGTCATCTTCAATACGAGAAGTCTCTGCCTGTCTCCTATCGTCTGCGGCAAGCCTGCAAAGCAAGGGTCAGGGAGACCCCAGTTTCTCTCCCAGTCTGGGAGCAGCTCCAGCGTAGAGCGCGGGTCGCTCTCTCTCTCGAGAAGATCTCCCGCCCTGCTGTCGAAGAATCCCCACTCTTGCGCGAGCCCGTAGATGACTCTCACCATCACCGTACCAGGATCGCGCGGCCACGCCTGACCGTGAGGAAGCAGTGACAGCAGCGACCAGGCGTAATCGTCTCCGCTTCTCCTGACGTGCCTGTCACCAGGGATGACCTCCGGCACCGTCGGTATCCCGGCGCTGGCAAAAAAGCCGCCTGTGCCGTTGAACTGAGCCGAAGCTGCAGAGATTACTTCGTTAACTGAAAAAGATCCGGAGCCGTTGAAAAATGCCGCAGTCTGAAATGTTCTCGGGAACGACATGACCCCGAGACCGTTGAACCTGGCTTGCGCCTGCTGCCTCTGAGAGGCGTACGCAGCCATCGTGCCGTTGCCGTTGAAATTACCTCCAGGAGCCGGGTAGATGTACTCATTGACAACGAACGAGGCGTTATTGCCGTATCTCGCCGACTCACTAGCTATCAGCGTGGCGCGCGCTGTGCTGGTCCCGACGCCTGCGAACAGCGCTGCGCCCTGCTGAACAGCCATAGTCGCGCCCTCATCCGTAGGTTATCGTTCCGAGGACCGGAATATGTCCCACGTCTGGCATGACTGTGTTGCCTACGCTCAAGTCGTAAGATATCACTCCAGAAGCAGCGGCGATCGCCTCGTCTGACCACGCTTGAAACCACGTCTGACCAGGGCTCTGCTTCTCGAAGAACGCAGCCTCGAGACTCGACTCGATGGAGGCGCGCGTCGTCGAGCTGTCAACGTCTAGATTCATGATAGGAACATTGACCGGGAACGGTATCGGCGCGACGACGAAAAAGTCTTTGACAGCGACTGGCCGCACGCTCGCAAGATAGGTCGAGACGGTGTCGACATCTACTGGCAGCGGGAAGCCATCATTATCCGCACGTAAGTCGTCCATCATGAATCTAACAGTGACCGTCCCGATGCCCATCTCGAGGGGGTAGGACCACGCGCGCGTGACACCGGGGACGCGCAAAGCCCAGTTGACGTAGTCCTCTGCGTCGCCACCCATCGGCGGCTCTTGAATCCGCACAAGGATACGTGAGCGCAGCTCGTCATCCGTCTCTTGATCGGTGCCACCATCTACATGGATCGCGGTGACTGAAGCGATGCCAGGATTGGTCTCCTGCAGACTGAGCGGGGTGCCATCCATGATATTGCCGGCGCTGCCAGGGTCAAGCGCAACGATCGTAGCAATTGAGCCGTTCACATTGACCGTGATATCTTCTGTTGTCTGATAGACGCTGTTAGTTCCTCCATATGACAGCAGCGTTCCAGCCGGAACAACGACTGGCAGGCCGATGGCTATGAAGTTCGCCGTGCCGAACGCCTGCGTCGCCAGCTTTCGTCCGATCGAACCGTCCGCATTCACAAGCCAGATGGCTCCATGACGCGAGAGCCATTCGGTTTCGGCCGTATCCGGCAGGAGCTGAAGAGCGAGCCAATCGATGTACTGCAAACAAAGATGACAGAGCGCGCCCATCGCGTCTGACAAGACGCGAAGCACGCTGTTTGGCACGCTCGCGTCAGCACCAGGAAGCACGGCCGCGATGTAATCGCGCACCTGCGTGCGAACAGCCTTCAGAGTGGGAGTTGACCAGGGCATTGAAACTCACGGATACGGTGAAGAGATTGCGCGTATCGGGATTTCGTCCCACAGAACCTGATACCTGAGGTCTACGGCGACGGCCGTGCCGCGGTAGAGTCGCACGATTGCATCGATGCGCTCAAGCCCGACGCGCTGCGCTGACACGAACATATCGGTCGCGGCTTTGAGTTCGATGAAAGGCTGGATCGCCTCGCGGATGTATTGCTCGACACGGGTCACGGTCGAGCCCTGGCGGGCTCCTGTCTCGGTGATCTTGTCGCGCCGCAAGAGCCAAAGCCGGCATCCGATCGGCCAGCCGCCCCAAATCTCCTCGGCATCGAGATCGCCCCACCATCCCTGCCGGTCGCTCGAGTCAGGATCAGGCAAGATGTCACTCGCAGCTGCGAGGCGATCAGTGCCGAGCGCGACGATGACAGCTGTCGCGAGAGCCTGCGTGTCGTCGAGCGTGCCGTTATCAAGCAACGACCAATCGATCAAGACAGAAGTCTGGTACGGGAACACTCCGCTCTGGATTAGGCGAACATCTGGCATCAGAGACACACCATAGCATTGATATGCGTTCGCGGGTTCATGATAGACATCGCGCTGCTAGATCCGTCAGAAGCTATGCTCACGTTGACTTGGCTAGGCGCGCCGACGACGGTAGATCCTGTCGGCGCTTGAACGCTCTGATTGATGTCAGGCGAGTAGTAGCGATAGTTGGCGCCAGCGCTGCTGCCTGGATGACTATGTGGGGCCAGCTCTGCTTCGGCGACGGTGTGCGTCTCAGCACCTAGGCTCGAGCCGAGCGCTCTCGACGTGAGGCCTGACCCTGCGCCGCCCAATGCCATATCACGGCCGAGCGCTTTCGGCAGGACGAGGCGACAGTGCGCTGCGAATGCCGCAGCGGCAGTGCCTTGCGCTGCGCGCGTCGTCGCCGCGCCAGCCGACGTCTGAATCGGGACGTCCGCGTCGACGCAGTTTCCGTAGAACAGCGTGAACAAGTTCACGGTGTCGGCGTTAGCGCGGTTAGTCGCTCCTGAAGACGCATCACCGATTGACAAATCATTCATCATGACCCACCCGGTGTCTGGCGTCGTCTTGTAGGTCAGCTTCACGTCGCCGGTCGACCAAGCCGTAGGTCCAGCTGGACCGGTAGCTCCGGTCGCGCCTCCTGGCGAGCCAGGGACGCCGGAAGCACCTGTCAACCCGGTAGCCCCCGCGGGCCCTGTCAAACCTGTCGCGCCAGCTGGCCCTGTCAAACCTGTCGCACCAACTGAACCGGTCGCGCCTGGAGGTCCTACGGTTAACGCGAACTCCCAGACCATCACGACGCCAGCGGCGCCATTTCCACCCGCTTGATTCGTGGCGGTCGTCGCCATCGCGCCAGAACCGCCGCCGCCATATCCGCTTACGCTGCTGCCGCCTCCGTTCGTGAAGTAACCTGGAGCGCCGCCGCTGATATGACTGGAGCCTCCGAAGCCAGCCGCAGCTTGTATGTTGCCAGAAGCGGTAGGAAGATAGTAGCCGCCGCCGCCTGGAGCACCCAGCGTCGCGATTTGCCCGGTCCCGGCTGCGCCGCCTGCGCCAGGCTGGCCCATGCCTGTCGATGAAGAGGAATAGTTGCCACCACCGCCGCCACCAGCAGTAACTAGAGAGCCAAAGCTAGTCGTGGTCCCGTTTCCGCCGGCAGCTCCAGCAACACCAGTGCCGCCGGCACCGATCGTGACAGTCTGAGAAGCTCCTACCGTCGCAGCGGTCAGCATGCTTCTTCCGAAGGCGCCAGCACCTCCACCACCGCCGCCGAGAACGTAGCCAGCGGCGCCAACAGCACCACCGCCAGCGCCACCGCCGCCGACGCACTCGACGAGACAAGAGCCCATTCCTGCGGTCGGCGTGTAGGTTCCTGATGCGGTAAAAACTTTGAAACCGAGCAGCGACGGGTTGCTGCTCGCTACCGCGCCGGTCGCACCTTGAGGACCGGTCGCACCTTGAGGACCGGAGCCGAAAGAGAACTCCCAGATGATGACGACGCCAGCGAAGCCAGCGCCGCCACCAGAATTACCAACGCCTAAAACAGCGCCGCCACCACCGCCTGCTCCATACTGACCAGCAGGATTACCTGTCGCAGGAGAACTGTTAAATATACTAGCTGGCGCACCGCCGAATGTGCTCGCTCCTCCCGCACCGCCTTGAAACCAACCACCAGATGGAATTGGAGCCTGAGCACCAGAGTTGCCAGCATTGCCTCTGGCAGTAAAGTCACCGGTACCGAGAGCGCCACCTGAGCCGCCGGTGCTGTAGCCAGGTATGGCTGGCGCGCCCTTACCAACGCACAGAGTTCCTACGCTGGTGTCACCTCCTGCTCCTCCTACAGTGTTCCCGCTTGCAGCACCACCAGCACCACCAGCACCTATCGTAACAACCTGCGATGCTCCTATCGCAGCGGCTAGAGCGAACTTTTTCGAGTAGCTGCCAGAGCCGCCGCCTGCAGCAGCCACCGCATAACCCGACGCGCCTGCGATGCCACCACCACCAGCGCCGCCACCGACGCATTCAATCAAACACGACGCCATCCCAGGCGTTGGCGTGTACGTGCCTGATGCGGTAAAAACTTGATAACCGATCAGTGCCGGATTGCCTGGAGCCGTCGGGCCAGTCGCGCCAGTCGCGCCTCCTGGCGAGCCAGGGACGCCTGACGCGCCAGTCAAGCCAGTAGCTCCCGTCGCGCCAGTTGGCCCAGTCAAGCCAGTGGCACCAGTAGGCCCTTGAAAGCCTGTGACGCCGGTTGCGCCAGTGAGACCAGTCGCGCCGATCGGTCCGGTGGCTCCGGTCGCTCCTGGCGCAGAAGTCAGTTGACCAGAGCCGTTGATAAACAGGGGAGCCGCGATGTTGAGACCGAGCTGCCCTGTCGTGGCTCCGGTCGCTCCCACCGTCATCGGAGCTTGCGTCGAGAGAGTAAGCTGCCCTGCCAAGTTCGTGATGATAGGAGCGAGCTGCTGCAGCGAGAGGTTCTTGGAGCTGTCGATCGCCAGCGGCTCGGATGCCGATGAAACTGCACCGCCTCCACCACCACCGGAGCCGCTGCCGCCGCCGACCTTGGCCCAGGTGTTGATGGCGACGCTGCCGTCCTCGAGCATGACGCGGAGGAACGTGGCGTTCCCCTTCTTGTCACCGAGATACATGTTCTTATCGTCGGCGGCGTGCGCGAGGATGTTGTTTGTTTGATCGAACTGCTCTGGCTGCTCGAGCCGCCTGGCTCGAATCCGCGCTCGAGCTGTTGCTGCAGTCGACGGATTGTTTGAAGTATCCTCACCGAAGCTCGAGCCGGTCCGCAGATAGACGTTCTTTCCGCTCGCAGTTGCTCCGTCTTTCGTCAAATGGAAAAAGAAGTCGCTGCTCTGGCCGCCTTGATAAACCGACTGCTGACCAGTCGCCTGGCCCTGGCCGCCTTGTCCGCCCTGGCCTCCGCTCTGGCCACTCTGACCGCCCGAGCTGCTGCTGTCCTGACCCTTGGCGACGAGCTGCATGCGAGCTGTCTTGTCTTGCGGCGCGGACCAGAAACCGCCGTCTTGCGTCAGGTGAAATTGTTGTTTGTCGTCTTTCTGGCGAAAGACGGCGGTGTCGCCCTTCTGCAAATCTTTGAGCCGGTGCCTTCGATCGTCCATCACCGTGGCGATCGGAACCGATCTGCCACCGCCCAGGAATGAGATGAAGGTCTCCGCGCCTTTTTGCCCGTCGGAATCAGTCACGACCGACGAGAAACCATAGTTCTGCGGGCTCTCGATGCGCTGGCGCGACTCGCCAGACATGATGCCTCCGGTCATCTCCTGCATCAGCTTTCCATCATCTGCCGAATGCACGAGCGAGCGCGAGCCGCCTGCGGTGTAGGAACGGAATGCGATGTTCAGTGGCGTCGCGCGATGCATCGAAAGTCAATCCCCAGGCGTGACTGGAAGCGTGCTAAGGAAGCCGCCGGCGTTTTCGATGATATCCTGCGGGTCCTCTAGGAAATCGCCGCCACCGACGATCTTGTCATTCAAGAGCCATGGCACCACCAGGTCGAGAGTCGTCAGAGTTCCGCTGCCACGATCCTGGGTAAAGGTGACTGTCTGGATTTTGAGAATTTGATTGTTGATCACCACCATGGGAGACCAAACTGTGACGTTAGCGCCAGCGCGCCAAAGCTGATTCGTCCCTGGCATCATCCAGCCCTGCACAACAACGCTGGCCTGGATCTTGGTGCCGTCTGACCACTTTGCCTCGTTGTGAGCCATCTTCTGCACGTCGATGAGCGTCTGCACCGACGAGGGTGCCGGGACCAAGATATTGCGTCCACGCGGTCCCTGTCCAGGCGCGTACTGGCGTATCTCGCTTGCGTCAGCGCCCCACTGATCATCGCTCCCGGCGGAAGACTGCGCGGTAGCGCCATAGATCGCGTAGGTATTCTCAATGTTGATGAGACAATTCATCCGCAGGATGTTCTCACCCTCAACCAGCCTCGCCACCACAGGGTTCGCGTGATCACCAATCAGCAAGAAATTGCCAAGATGATCGCTGCCGAGCACGACCCCTCGCACCCGGCATTGCGTCTCGAGGAAGTCCCAGTTGAACTCTCCAGGCTGGCTCTGCAGATTCTTGAATGGAGAATTATCTGGCGCACCTACCGTGACGACGCCGACACCGTAGGGATCGAACAGTGCGTGCGCGACATCGACTATGCCCATTCCGTCGAAGCTTCGCGGCGGATCGACGCTAGAGGTGGCCGGAACCCAAGTCAGCGATTTACCAGAAAGCTGGACCGAATGATTGGTCGCATCATACCCGACTTGTCGCTCGGTTATGATGCCGTCTTGAATGCCGATCTGACCGCCGAGAAGGATAGCCACGAAGTCACCAGGCAGCAGCTTGAGGTCTTCCCATCGAGTCGGAAGCGGAGAAAATTCTGAAGTAGTAAAGCGAAACAGCGCCGAGGAATCAGCCCATCGATGCTGCACCCAAACTGACTCCCACGTCGTCCACTCGCCAGCTGGAGTGACGATTGTCGCTATCTCTGCCGGATTTGGAGTAGGAGGAGCTAGCATCAGGATGACAATGCTCTTCCAGTAGGCCTCATGAATGCCGGATGAACAACATGATTCTGATCACGCAACTCGTCCGCGTGGGATGCGTCGCTATAAAGCCGATAGGACGCCACAAGCGTCGGCAGAGGAGTCGCGAATGCGAAGCTGAGCATCCGTGGCAACGGCTGCGCAGCTTGCGTCAAATAATAGCTAATCGCTGCGTGCAAGCCAGTCAGCGCCTGATAGGTCATCGATTCCATCGCATCAGCTGCCAGCTCCTCAGAGTCTGCAAACGCCGAGTTGAGAGCAGGCCGCAGAGCTTCTACGTCATCGCGGCTGACAAATGTCATACTGGAGATGATCATCCCCTGTGCGGCAAGTGCGTATTGAAGGAGCGAGTCGCGGACGAGCATTGCCCCGACAGTGACCGGCGCCTGCGCCGCGGCCGAAAGGCGGACCACCTCCATCTGCGGAAGCGTGACACCATTTGCCTGCGCCTGCCGAAAGACGCTCTCAAGCGGAGGACCAATCGTATTGTCATGGAGCAAGACCTCCGCGTTCACGCGGATCGCATTGATCATGGTCCTGAAATTGGCCCCGCTGCGCCCGCTACCGGGAACCTGCGCGAGCAGCACCGTTAATACGGATTCCACGATCAGTGCGCCTTCCACAGCGTCGATCTTATTCATTTGCAGGGCCGCTATTGAGATTTGATGTCACGATGGTAAATGTGCCGTCAGCCTGCTGCTGCAAGCCGGTGACCGCCGACGGCGGGACTTGAGCGAGGAGCCCGTACTCGACGAAGGTCATGTCAAAAACAGCGTAGCCGCCGAGACGATCTTCTTCAGTCATCCGATATCCAGAGCAAACCACGAACAGGGCGAGCGTCGAACCGGCGCCAGCCCGCGCCATATAGGGGAGCTGCAGCACGCCGGCGCCAGGTTCATCGAGCCGCGCCTGCAGCATGTCGCGAGCGATCCTGTAGTCGCGCATGAACAATCCTTGAGCGACGCCACCGGCCGGCATGATCGTGAGGGAGTTCGGACCGAGGCCAACATCCCTGCCGTAGCTGACCACATATCCTCGCACTGAATATTGCGTGGCACGACGGCCCATGTCTTCAGCGTAGGGAACGTCGCGCTTCGGATACTCATGTACCACCGCGCGGCGCCCGCTCTCTCGCACACCGGAATCGCAGAAGAACGGGACTCCGTCAAACATCGCAGGCAGGAGAGCGTCGCGCCACGGGTTGTGAATGTCGCGAATCGTGGCCATCGATCATTCCTGGAAGCCAGCCGGCACGGCCGGACCGCTCTGCGCGAGCGGCATCTGCGTCTGCCGGTTGAAGTGGGTGCGCTTGAATATTCCACTTGAGCTCGCCCGCACGCTGGTGCCGTGCGGCGCGTTTACGTTCACGTGAATCGAGGCGTCGCCTTCAACGCGATGCACTTGGTCGAGCTTGCTGCCGTCGGTGCTAGCGAAGTTGCCGTAAGCGGGATTTCCGACCCACCCCGACTCCATCTGACGCCGCTCGATGAGGCCAGGGTATGGCTTGCCGCCGGCGGTCCGATAGTGCGCTGGCAGCCAAGCCTTGATCGCCGCGGTGTCGCCGCGAGCGATCGCGCCACGAATCCCGCTCAGCGCGCCAGGGCCAGCGTTGAAAGCAAGATCGGTGAGCGCGGCCTTGGTTCCCGGGTCGAGGTGCGGGTTGATGGCGTCGACGGAGGCGCCTGCTTTTCCAAGCTCGTCTCGCAGGCGGACCTCGGCCTCGTCGCGCGTGATTGGCTCGCCGGCGTAGCGCGCCTTGGTGCCGTAGCCAGAGGTGTACTGCTTGAAGTCCCACTTGGCGCGCGGCTCGAAGCCTTCAAATTTCTTTACCTTGTTGATGAACCAGTCAGGACCAGCGCCACCGCCACCGCCACCGCCACCGCCACCGCCACCGCCACCGCCACCAGGCGCGCCGGCGCCACTTGCTGGCAGCTTGAGACCCCGATGCGCGAGAGCGGCGAAGTGAGGACCTGCCGCGATGCCAGCATCTGCTGGCAAGCCGAGGCCGCGATGAGCGAGCGCGCCGAACCGGTTGCCGTGCGACACCCCCACAGGCAAGCCGGTGCTCTCGCCAGGGTGTCGCGCTGGCGCGCTCGACCGGCTCGCTGGATCAGCGTGATCGCCAGGAACGCCAAGACCTGGAATGCTTGGCATGCCTGGAATGCTTGGCATGCCTGGAATGCTTGGCATGCCAGATGCTCCCGGGGTGCCAGGAGTGCCGGGCGCGTCAAGGCCGGTCGTACCAGAAGCTGGCATGCCAGGTGCTCTGGGCGCGCCGAGAGAAGCGACCCTCGCTCCGCTCGGAAGATTGCCACCGCCCCGCATCTCTGGCTTGGTAAGGAAGTCGTTGAGCCTGCGCAGCTCGTCGGTATTTTCCTTCAGCAGCTTCTGCTGGTCGCGCTGAGCGTCGACAGCGGCTAGCGGGATGATCGCCTCGGGTCCAGCCTCTCCTACCATGCCGAGCGTCGGCCTCGTGACGATGCCGCCGCGCGCGAACTTCGGCTCTTCGCCTAACTTCGGAAGCCCGAGCTGCTCGCGCTCCTTGTCGAATTGCTCGCGCAGTACGTCATTTACAGATTTGTTTCCACGCTTCTGGAACATCCGCTCATTGAGCGAGGTTCCAGCATAGGGGAGATTCTCCTGACGAAGAAAATAGCCTGCTCCAGCAACGCCAGCGCCGAGCCACAAATACGGATTGGAGAGGATCGAAGACGCCCACCCGCCGGTGGCCGCGGCCCCGGCTCCGGCTCCGGCGCCAGCAGCAGCTCCACCGGCAGCCGCCCCGCCAGCCAACCCAGGAAACACGGCGCGCGCGCCGGCGGCGAGCGCCCAGAGCGACGCCGACGCGCCTGCGAACGCCGCGGCCAGCGCTGCATACGGATGAGCGTTGACGAATTCTGTAAGCGCATGGTTGAAAGCGTCCATGGCAGGAAAGATCTCGGTGAGGATCTTGTCCTTCCAATTGCGCAGCGCGATCGCCAGCTCGCCCTGACTCTTCTCGATATCCTCTGCCGTCTTGGTTTGATCCTCTGCCGCTTTGATCTGCGCAGCAGTTGCCTCGGTCAGGTCCTTGTGAATTTTTCGCCACTCGGGCGGGAGGCCCATGCTGCGGGCGATCTCTTCGGTCCAGACGGCGGCCTGCGTTCGCGCTCCTGCCGCAGGCACGCCGCCGCGCATCAGCTCGGCGCGCTTGCTTTCCTCCGTGCGCTCCAAGAAATGCCGCGCCCAGTTGAGCTGGGCTGCCGGCCCTTGTCCAGACACCCGGATGATCTGCGAGAGAACCTCAGTCGGGTTCTGGAACATGCGCCCGAGGTTCGCCCGCTCGGCAGTTCCCATGCGCTGGGCGCGCGCGATCCAAGTGACGACGCCAGAGATCGCGCGTTCCGCGACCGGAGCGTCGACGCCCATGGTCTTCATTTGGTCCGAGAGAACTTTGAGCTGGCCGGTCATGAGGCCGACCGACTCCGCGTGCACTCTCAGACCGGTCATTCGCTCGGCGAACTCCCCGAGCGCGCTGTTGACCTCCCATAGAACGAGTGGTACGGCACCGAGCGCGGTAGTGAATCCGCTGATGCCCTTCGTCGCCTCCGCCGTGATCTTGGCGAACTCTCCGAGCGGCAAGCCACTGACCTGAGTGGCGAACTTTCCGATGTTCTTGAGAGCTTCCGTAACGGCGGAGCCAGCTTGCTCAGAGCTGCGCTGCGAGCTCTTGCCGAACTCCGCGAGCTGATTCTTGAGCGTATTGAGCTTCGGCGACGCTTGGTCGACGAGCGATACGATCAGCTGGAGTTCTTGTTGCTCAGCCATCAGTCATCATCCAGACCAGCGTCGCGCGACTTCTCCGCCAGCTTGCACGTGTAATGCAGATGGGCACCAAGCTCAGAGAAGAGCGGCATATCGAGGAAGACTCTGGGATCACAGTGATAGAACCGGGCAAGCCTGTAGCAGTTGAGGACGACTTCCTCGTCCTCGCCAACGATTACCAGGCTTCCGGATCTGGGAGAAAAAAACGGCGCAACCTGTATGCGCAGGAGTTCCAATCTTGCGGATGCAAAAAGTCAAGCAGCGGAGCGAGAACACCAGAGAGCTGCGCCATCATCAATGTCATCTTTCTCTCGTCGAACATGATCTCGCCGGCCGTGGTGATCCAGACCGGATTGCCGATGCGAACGATGTCCGAGCCAGTCGGCTCGCGAAAGCTCAGCTCCTCGAGCAGCTCTCGCTTATTGCCGAAGATCGGCTTGTGGCGCAGCTTAACCACGATCGGCCACTCAGACTTAAGAGGCGACGACTCCGCCTCTGGCTGCGACTCAGATTGCGGCTCCGGCGGCGCTTGACGCTTAGCCTGCGCCGGCTTAGCCTCGTCCTTCGGGCGTGGCTCGTCGATGACGAATCCCTCTCGCATTAATTGCTCCATTTATTTGGTAACTGGATTTATGGTGACGGGTTTCCGGTGCCCCACGGAGCCTGCACGGTCGCAGGAGTACCCTGCCACGTGTGGACATTAACGCCCTCCCACCTCACCCGCGCTTGACCGTCCCGCGTCGTCTGCTCGAGGCCGCCCTTGCAGACCGCATCGGTCATTTGAAAGAACCAACCGTCCGCAAGCTGAGCTAGCAACGTCACGTCGACTTGACCGTCGAGTGCGGTGATATCAAAGTCAGGAGTTGTCGAGATATCAGCTTCAATGAACGGAACCCTCGGCAGTTCTTGGTAGCCGTGAATTCCGTCCTGACCGGCGAGCATGGTGCGCTCCACCATCGAATGAGAGACGGTGAAGTTGCCGCGCAGCCTCATCTGGACGCCGCCAACCGTGAGGTAGGCAACGCCCGCAATTTTCTGGGCCATGTATCACTCCTTTGGTTGATGATCAGGCGAGAATGCCGCCAGTCGGGATGACACCGGTGATGCCAAAGGTGCCGGCATTCGTTGCGTCGATCGCGGCGTTATATTGCAGCCGGAATTGGGCGAGGACCGCGAAGATGCGCAGCTGGTTGATGAGGTCCGGCGGATACAAAACATTGACCCGGTTCGGATCCATTGAGTCGCGCTCGACGAGAAGGTTCTGGACGAACGCTGCGGTGTTCTCGACAAGACCGTTGAACTGATCCTGAGCATATTCCGAGATCAGCTCGGCTTTGATCATCGCCGGAGTCACGATCGCCTGTCCAGGGCCGAAACGCGTGCCGTCGTTGGCAAGCTTCATGCGCGGGAATTTTGAAGTGATCGCCTGCTTTTGAGTGCGGATCAGGCGGGCCAGCGTCGCGAGGGTGGTGACCAGCTCGTAGGCCGTGTCTGGCGTGCCGTACAAGTTGAGCTGATAAGTCGTCGTCTCGCGAGAGATCATCGGAAGATTGTCGCTGCCAGGTTTTTGCGTCGCTATGCCGTTCGAGGCCATCGTCTGCAAATCGACGGCATTGAACCGCGTCTGAAGCGGAGCCAGCTTGATCCCGGCAAGCGACAGCGTCTGCAGCGGCCGCGCCGGATCATTCAAAAGCGCACGTTGCGCTTTTCCGGTGTAGGATGCGGTCCACTCATAGATCGGCGACGGACTCGACACCTCGACCGCCATGATCGAGGTGACCGCGTTGTTTCGCGACTGACCAAAGGCGACGAGATTTGGCATCGTGTCTCTTTTGGCCGAGAAAAGATGGCCGTAGAGCTGACGGCGATAACCCCAGCGACCGGTGTCAGCGAAGCCATATTCCGTCTCCCAGGCCAACAAGCTGCTCGAGTCAGTGTAAGGAAGCGCGACGTACTCGAAGACCTGCTCGCCAAGATTGGAGATCGCGGTTGTGAATACCGGCACGCCGACCCCGCTGGCAAGCTTGCCACCGGACGGCAAAGTCATGAGCAACCCGATCGGAGTGATTTCCCCACCGATGCCGCCGTAATAGTTCGTCAGGACGGTGATGTCGTTGCCATTAACACCCTTCCACAGAGACGTAAGCGTTACCACACCAGCCGCCGCTGTCGCGGTGACTGGCAGATCATCAAGCGCATTGATTGCAGTCGTGATCTCCGTCGCCACGGTCGAGACGGTATCACCGGCTGAAATATTCACCGGGACGTGCTGGCCTCCGATATAAAGATCGATCGTACCAGCCTGTGCCGGCCCGGAAGTCACCGTAATCGTGCCAGTCGCAGCGACTCCGCCGACTGGCTCTGAGACGCCCAAGCCGTAGACCATGTTTCCGAAATTGTTAGCGAAGTAAGCAGTAAACATCCGCGCCAGCTCGCTGCCTCGCCCATAAGAGGCATCGGCCTGCGCCTGCGAGCCAATCGGTGTCGGCACGTTCGGCGTTCCTGTCGAGCCGATGGTCGAGACCGTACCGCCAGAAACGAAGGCTCCAGGGGAGCTCGTCATCGCAACTACGAGAGTCGATCCAGTCGTGCCGGTGACAGTGACGAAGGAGCCATTGAAACCGGAAGGGTTCATACCGCTGATCACGACTGTCGCCCCGACTGGGATGCCATGCGGAGTCGATGTCGTGTAAGTCGCCTGACTGGCTGACCAGGTCGCAGTCGTGATCGACGCTGAGATCGCTGGCGCAAGCATCGTCCCGACTAGAAGTGCCGGAAGGCCCAAGACGGGAAGCCCCGCCATGGACGGATCGACCTCCACGTAATAGAGAGGGATCTTTATGTCGCTGGGGATGTGATTAAAGGAGATGGGCATTTCTAGCTCCTCTCAAGTGATTGTTTGCTGGCCGCGCGTCTACTCGGATTTGCTGGCCGCGTGGTGGCTTCTCGAATGATGGTGCTCCGGCTCATGCTTTTCCTCGCTCTTTTCTTCGTCGAGCTTGACAGAGCCATCTTCGAGTCGCCGGTGTGTGTAGGTGTCCATCGGCCACTCAGTTACTCCGCTCGATTTAAACGCCCCGGCAGTAGGATGTTTCAAGATACGGCGCATGTCATCGTTCGCTGGCACGACACGCACGCGCGGAAACTCACGCGATTTCGCGATTGCCTCCATGCGCGCTTGTCTTGCAGCATTACGGGTTGCGCGCGGGTCCGGAGTCGGTGCTCCTTGGATAGCCATGTGGAGTCTCCTATCATGAAGCCGAAGCCACGAACCTGCCTACGCCGGCAAATCCGATGGAAATATTCGAAGGGAATTCATACTCGCTGATGATGCGCTGGATCTCGGTAGCCGGCGGCACGCCGTTCTCATAGTCGTCCATGATCGGCACGGTCTCGACGTGCATATGAAGGAAGTCTGGGAAGTTTGTCGGGTACCATTCGGTTCGGTAACAAAGCGTCGCGATATACTCCAGCTCACCGATTGGCTTTTCATTGGAATTGATCGCACCCCAAACATGTCGTCTGGTGCCACGGGTCACGCCTTCGATTCGCGTGTTGTCAGGCATCGCCGTCGCGATCATGTTAGTCAAGTTATCATTAGTCCAAAGACCTGTCATGATCGCCCAGAACGCAGCGTCTAGAACCAGCTCAGACTCTACAGGATCATTGTTCTCAACGATCACCTGAAAACCGATACGCAAAGAGTGGATAAACCTGATGTCGCCGGCATTCATGTCACCGTCTGGCGACATGTCTTCGCCGATGATGTACACCCCGAGATAAGGAAGAAGCGGCTCCTGGATCGGGAGCTGCTTGCTGCGTCTCGAGATGAAGCCGTTAAAGAAAGGCAACTGAACAGTTGCCGCGTACAGAGAGTCGCGAATCACCTGGGAGTAGCTCTGCGTCGCGGTTACGTTCATGGTGCTGGAAGCGATGTCGGCTGCCACTTGCGAAGAATGAGATTCGTCTCGCCACCAGCATTGCTCGTGAAGCTGACGACTTCGAACGTCCCTACGGCAGCCATCCCGCCTGCTCCGTCTTGAGCGATGTAGAAGCGATCAAGCTGAGCCGGCATCGGCATCCCGCTAAAATCAGTGTCGAGAATGTCAAGCGACGTTCTCTGATCTACAAAGACGCTCCCGTCCTCGAGAACAACGTCGATCTGATCGCTGTGGAATATCCCCCGCATGCTGATGCCAGACGCGAGAGGCTGCGACACGACAGGAAAGAACGTGACTGGCCGCGAGAACTGAATGAAGTTCGGCGCGTAGATCATCAATGAGTAGTTGACACCCATAACTCACCACTTTACTTTGTCAAGGAGAGCGCTCAACCTGGCCATCAGCTCGTCACTCAACATCGGTCGTAAAATAGGACCGGTGACTCCATGTCGTCTCCTCCTTAAACGAGCCTTCTTAGTTCTCGGTCTCACTCTCTTGCGATAATCCATCGACTTCCCGGAGTGAGGTCTGAAGATCGTAACATAGTGACGGTTCTTGACTCGCGATCCTTTTCTCCCGGTTCTCTTCAACCACGGAGCAGCGCGATGCACATCTTCAGCTTGCCAGTTGAAGAACTCTACGGGTACCTCGTGACGCAGGTTAGAAAGGCTTTCCTGCATATTGCGCATAGTCTTGAAAAGATCCTTATCCCCTTCTAGCGTCACCTGAAACATGAGCTACACCTCGTAGTGGATGTAGTGCGAAAGGAGACCCATGAGGCTGCTCTCGAGCCCGCCGCCTTTCCCAGCCTGGCCCATCACGGCTTGCAATATGCGCGCCGGGTCGTGATACTGGACTCTCGCCTCCTTGTGCGACAGCGTCCTGATGCCAGCCATCATGCCGAGAGAAGCCAAGAGACGCGAGTTGAGATTGAGAAGAGCCACGGCTTGCTTGAGCGGGTCCGGAGCATCTTCAGGCAGCTCATAGCCGCCCCAGTAGTGGACTACGACAGGCTCGAGCCACGCCGACGAGCTGAAGATCTCGATCTTGCCGCTTTCCTCCTCGAGCTCGTAGTCCGTCGTGACAGTAAGAAGGGTACCAGCAGGCGACTCCACGCTGATGAGATCCGTCTGAGATATCGGCCAGTGACTCGGAAAGATCCTGTTGCCACAATTCAACTCCCTCCACTCCTCGACGACTTCCTCGCGACCGAAAACTCTGTTGCACATTCGCGAGACGATGGAGCTGTTGATCTGAAGAAACAACCGAGTCTGATCGTCATTGCTAGGGTCGTTCAGCGACAGCCCAAGAAATATCTTCGCCTCGTCAAGCGTCATCAAGTCGAACGAAGTCGCCGGCGTCAAGACATTTATGATGCGATCAGCCATCACTCGGTCTCTTTTTGGAATTGATGAAACAGAGGTCTCAGATCGAGCATCTTTCCGTGGCTACCATCTGACATGACGGGAGTCACGGAGAAATTCTCCTTGTCGACTTTCCAGCTGACGATCACAGGAGCCGAGATGCCAGAGATTCCGCGCTCTCCTTTGTCACCAAGCTTCCCTGGCTCTCCTCTCTCACCAGCTTCACCTCGAGGTCCGACGATTCCACGCTGGCCCTGTCTCGCGATGAGCTGCCAGTTCTCTCCAGGACAGTCGCCAGGTTCGTCGCAGCAGGCGATGAACGAGCCACCGTTGAGAGCGACGACGTCGAGAGCCATGTACTTGGTGCCGGTTACGTACGTCCCTCGAGCGGTAAGGCTTCTAGCGTCACGCCCTTGTCGCGCCAAGCAGATCCACTCTTTTCCAGGCGGCGGTTGCCCAGTGTCGCGAAGCGCTTGCCACGTGGCTCCTTCGTGAGTCACGACTTCCGCTGCGTAGCAGACTTCGCCGGCGCGATATTCTCTCGCGATCAAGAGCTTGCCTGGGGCGCCGTCTTTTCCGGCCGCCCCAGCCTCGCCTTTCTCTCCGCGCTCCCCTCGAGGGCCAGCCGCGCCAGGAGGACCTGCGAAACCAAGCTCACCAGGGTCGCCCTTCACGCCAGCCTGCCCGGGGCTGCCTGGTTCACCTCTCGGTCCGGGGATGCCAGGTTCACCTTTGGCTCCGATCGCTCCTGGCTCCCCAGCAGGGCCCGCTGGGCCTGATTCCCCGCGCGGTCCTGGGTCACCCTGGGGTCCGGGTTCCCCACGAGGGCCTTGTTCACCTTGCGTTCCTGTCTCGCCAGCTTTTCCAGGCGGCCCTTGAGGGCCTGATGGTCCTGCGGGCCCTGCCTGACCTTCTGCCCCGACGGAGCCAGCTGGACCTGCCTCGCCTCTGGCACCAGCCTCGCCTCGAGGGCCTTGAGAGCCTTCTTTCCCATCCTGACCAGGCTCTCCTCGCGGTCCCTGAAGACCGTGGAGACCTTGCTCTCCTCTCTCGCCAGGAGCGCCATCTTTCCCGTCTTTTCCGTCGCGAACTTCAGCTAGCCTACTGCGCGTCTCGACGCGAAGCGACTCGAGAAGCGACATGGCTTCTGACTTGACTTCCGCGACGGCTAGCTTAGCCTGGGCGTTGATGAGATCGCGCTGCAGCTCGAGCTCTCTCTTGTGCTCTGAGCGTATCTCGGCTAAGATGACGTCGGCGGCGCGCCGCCACGCCTCAAGAAAGATGGAGGCCTGCTCGTCGTGTTGCGTCGAGGATTCGCTGCATTTCCCGTTTGACAGCATCACCATGATCCTTGGGAGTCGGAACGTCTCCGCCGCCGTCTTGACCATCTCCAGCCGGCTTGGCAGCCGGAGGAGCGCCTGGGGCAGGAGGAGCAGATGGTATCTTAGCCGCCGCAGACAGCGGCACGACCTGCTGCTGGACTCTCGGCTCGTCGCCGAACTTGACTTGTGGCAATCCCTCTTGCTCGCGAGCTTCGTTCGGAGCTAAGATTCCACCCTGAACGCCGCGAGCCAGAGCTTCGATGCGATCCTTCATCGCAGACCGCAGCAAGGCTCCAGTGTCAAATTCAACGTACTCGTCAGGTTGACCC